ACATTGAGTACCGTAAATTCGTTATATGTTCCAGCACTATGAACAAAGAAAAGCAAGCGTTTATGCGGGTTTGCAGCGTGTTTGTTTTATTGAGTACCAATGTTCATTAAATAAAACAACACAGAGCTAAAAAAATTTTTTTTCCATTAAAAAAAAGGGGGGTCGGTTTTTTTAATGGCGAGCGAGCTCGTCTGTTTTGGCAAGGTGTATTTTTCCAATTTACGGAACAAAAGACAAAACCACACTCAAAACCCGCATGTTTCCTAGCTTTTTTCAAGTTTAGCGTCCGGAACATGCGGTACTCAATGTCACAAACAGCCCGAAAACCCGCACCAGCTCTATGCCTAATTTTTAATCAGCGGAACAGCCTTTTAAATCGCGGAACAGACCCAACAAAAAGCCCGCACATGGCGGGCTAAATGACAAATAACAAAGCAAACAAAAATTCATTCGCCAAGGTAGACTACCTGAAGTTCCATTGTTTCTTTGTCACGCAAACATCGGTATTGCCCACGGTTTAATTCTTTTGCAACTCGATGTACCGCCTGCCTAAGTGCGCCATGTGAGAACACATGCTCTGGAACAACTAAACCTTGCCCATATTCCAGCTTCGCCATCTTCACACGCAATGAATACATACGGTGGGTGTTCCTGTGTGACCTACGTACTTGTTCCGTAGGCATCTGCCGCACTTCAAAGTCAATCGGTTCCATATCATCTCCAAAATTGCCCGGCGAATGCCGTATCCGAACTATAAACAACAAACAAAATACGCGCAACAAAAAAGAACAAACACTTGACACAGAGAAAGATTTATGGCATAATACGTTTCAGTTGGTGAAGCAAGCCAACAAAACGAAGCAAACCTACTGACGATCAGTAACTTTGGAGAACAAAATGACAATACGCAAAGCAAAAGCCAAACAACCTAGCGGCTACATCATCTATCGTGGCCCTTCTCTACTCGACGGCAAACCCATTGTCGTTGTGGCAATCACCAAAGAATCCAAAAATGCCAAGACCGGCAACATGGTGCAGACATACATCTTGGTGGATAACGGACTAAGCCCGGTGGAATCGGCGCGGTCACTGGCTGATGTATCAATCTGCGGTGACTGCAAACATCGGCGCGGTCTGGGCGGTGCGTGTTACGTAAACCTCGGTCAGGGTGCGCGGTCGGTGATGGACGGCGTGATGCGTGGCATCTATCCAAGTGTTCGCATACGTGAAGCGGCTGATGTGGTTGCTGGTAGGAAAGTGAGACTTGGCACGTACGGTGACCCAATGGCAGTGCCTGCCTATATCTGGTGGGGCTTGCTCGAGCATGCCGATTCGCACACTGGCTATTCGCATCAGTGGAACCCAGACACCGAGATTGTCAAATCATTAAACATTCTGCATCCCGGTCAGTATGACGAGATTCGCGAGCTGTGCATGGCATCGGTGGATAACGAGGATGAGTACGCACACGCAGTGTACGAAGGCTGGCGCACGTTCCGGGTACGTGGGCTGGATGATGCAGATAAGGCAAGTAATGAGTTTGTGTGCCCAGCATCCGAAGAAGCTGGCAAGAAAAAACAATGCCACGAGTGCATGGCATGCAACGGTGTGGGTGTAGACGATGCGCGTAGCAAAAAAGCAACGGTCGTGATCACGGTGCATGGCTCATTAAAAAGCCGGTTTGAAGCACGGGTTTAACTTACTGACGATCAGTAACTTTGGAGGATGATATGAGAACACTCGAGGCGCAATATCAAATAGAAAACATGGAGGCAGTCATGCAAGCAGCCAATGCAGTCATCAAACCAAAAACGAATGTAGCTAGCTACAAGACCGGGACGCTGACCGGCAAGAACAAGTTCGACATCGAGCGGGCACTGGGCTTTCCGCCCAACGTGGACGATGACCCGGACAAAGTGCGGTATAGCTGGGCATTCACAATCAACGGCAGGGAGTGTGCCATCTGGGATTGGAAAGGCTCGGCGGATCAGGATGTGTGGTCGGTGTATGACCCGGGCTTGGTGCTGTCAATCATTATGTGAGGGGTGTGTGATGGACTACGTATTGTTGATGGCGGCGGTGAATCTGGGGCTGGCAGGCTGGGTGCTGCTGTTACAACGCAGGAACCAGAGGCTAGAGGGTGCACTCGAGGGTGCGTTCATGATGATACGTGATCTGGCTGACGGGGAAGCCACGATTACCAAAACTGCGGAGGGGTTCGTCGTGAGGAGGGTGAAAAATGGATAAGGAAGAATGGGTAATTCTCGCGGCTGCGTTCTTGGGTGCTGTGCTTGGCGCAGTGTTGGCGGTGTTACTAATGTTATATCGGAGCTTCTAATGGATACATATGACTGGGTCGGTGTGATCTGTGCGCTGGTGTTGTTCGGTGTTCTATTAATGACGTATGAGGGGGTGATATGAATAAGGTAATTAAAGAGGGCAAGGTCGCAGTGCTGATCAGCCCCGGCTACGGTGCAGGTTGGTACACGTGGAATGAGTCTGAAGTAGGTGAACAAGCTTTGTTCAGTCCCGAGCTGGTGACGGCGGTGCTGGCTGGCGCAAAGCCACAAGAAGTGAAACAGCTGGCTGAGTCATTATTCCCTACTGCGTACTGTAGCGGGGTGCGTGATGTTGTTGTGGAGTGGGTGCCTGTCGGCAAGAAGTTTCGCGTAACAGAGTATGACGGCAACGAATCGCTAGAAATAATAGATGAAATGGACTGGCTTGTAGCATAACTTGACACAGAGAAAGCTTTCCACCATAATACAACCTGTAGCACAAACCTTGGAGAAAACAATGAACACAACGACACAATTCTCATCTGATGTAGATCGACTCGGCATCCTGCTGGCGCAGATCGCTGACCTAACCAAAGAAGCTAACAGCATCAAGGCTGACCTGAAAGGGTGGGCGCAGTTCAAGACGTTCGAGGGCAATCTGTTTCGCGCGGTGGTGATCGAGCAGGAAAAGATCACGTATGACACAGACGTACTGAAGACGGCGGCTGACCCTGCCATTCTCGAGCTGGCAAAGCGTGAGTCATTTGTAGTGTCGGTGAAGGTCACCGCACGTGCAGCCGACTAACCCAAACCTACTGACGATCAGTAACTTACAACCATGACGTACTAACCTTGGAGAAACATCATGTCACGTATCAATCTCAACACACGTGTATCACTCAAGCAGGCCAAAGCAGCAATCGCAGCAATCGGTGCGCAGCGCACCGTCCTCTTGCAGGGCGAGCCGGGTATCGGCAAGTCGTGGCTACTCAAGGAACTCGCGGCTGAGTTTCCCACGCATCGCCCGGTCTACATCGATTGCCAACTGCTACTGGATCAGGGTGACTTCTTCTACCCCTTCATTGCCGACACTGACGGCGGCAAGATCGCAGAGCGTGTGATGCTCGAGGACTTTAACTTTCATAGCGATCAACCGCTGATCATCATGTTGGATGAGATCGGCAAGGCAAACAAGGCGGTAATGAACGTGCTGCTGACGCTGATGTATGACCGGCGCATTGGCTCGGTGCCGACACCCGAGGGCAGCATGGTGTTCGCGACTACTAACCTCAGCACCGATGGTGTGGGTGACTTCGTTGCAGCGCATGCACGTAGCCGGGTGATCCGACTCGAGGTGTCCAAGCCGCATGCCGGGTTCAACCCTGATAACACTGTCGATCCAGATTCATGGGGTCACTGGGCACTGGGTAACGACATTGCCCCTGAGTTGATCGCGTGGGTCAAGAGCAAGCCCGAGTGCTTGGACAGCTATCGCAACTACACCGCAGGTGAGAAGTGGGGCAATCCGTATGCGTTCCATCCTACGCAAGGTGCTGAGTCTTATGTCTGCCCACGCTCACTGCATGCAGCGTCTGATGTGGTCAAGCAGCGTGATGTGCTGGGACATGAGCTGACGTTGTCGCTACTGGCGGGTGCCGCAGGTGAGGCGTTTGCCCGTGACTTCTCTGCATGGTTGCTGGTCAAGGATCGTGTGGCTTCGATGGATGCGGTGGTTGCTTCGCCTGAGTCGGCGGCGGTGCCAGAGAATCACGATGCGGTTGCGCTGTGTGTGATGGTGTTTAGTCTGGTGGCTGCAACGACAGACAAAACAATCGTGCCGTTCACCACCTACATGCAGCGTCTGCCCAAGGAATATCAGGCGATGTACTCGCGCTCTGTGATGGCGAGTGAGGCCAAGCAGAAGGTAGCAATTGCATGCGAGAAGTTCCGCAAGTGGGCAATGGACAATCACTGGATGTTTTAAGGGGGCGTTATGAGTTTATCTGCTGAACAACGGTTGACCCGCTCTGTCGTGTGGTTGATGGGCGAGCCGAAGTACGCTGCGTTCTCTGGCCTGTACATGATGGGCAAGATCGAGGTCAACGATACGGTGCGCACTGCATGCACCAACGGACGTGATGAGTTCTACGGACGTGCATTCGTGGAGTCGCTGACTGATGAGGAGGTGCGTGGTCTCAAGCTGCATGAGACGTGGCACAAAGCAGGGCGGCACTTCATGGTGTGGAAGCATCTCGCTGATGAAGACTCCAAGCTGGCAAACATGGCGATGGACTACGTGATCAATCTGTTTATTCATGACAGTGATCCGAAGGGCGAGGATGTGCGTCTACCCAAGGGTGGGCTGCTCGATGAGCGGTTCCGCAACATGGACATCGGTGAGGTGTACAAGGTACTCAAACAGGAGAAAGACAATGGACAGGGGAACGGTAAAGGGCAAGCAGGACAGAACACGCCGGGTGACGGCGGCGAGGGCGATACCTTGGATGAACATGACTGGGATTCTGCGAGTAGCCTCAGTGCAGATGAGCAGGACAAGCTGGCAACAGAGATCGACGAATGCCTCCGGCAAGGTGCGCAAGTAGCAGGCAAGCTGGGTGCGAAGATGCCACGTGGGCTCGATGAGATTCTGCAACCCAAAGTAGATTGGCGTGAGCAACTGCGTGACTTCGTAGGTGCATTCGCTGCGGGTGCTGACTTGCCAAGCTATCGCAAACCTAACAGGCGCATGATGGGTGGGGGGCTGGTGATGCCGTCACATATCGCTGAGACTGTCGGCAAGCTGGTGGTTGCAGTGGATGCATCGGGGTCAATCATGGGGGCTATGCTGACTGCGCTTTTGTCAGAGGTGAACAGCATCTGTGAAGTGGTCAAGCCCGAGTCGGTCGAGCTGTTGTACTGGGACACCGAGGTCTGCCAGCATGAGACGTACGATCAGAACAGCTACGCTGGTCTGTTGACTTCGACTAAGCCACGTGGCGGTGGTGGCACCGATCCGCAGTGTGTGGTGGACTACATGAAGCAACGTGCTATTCGCGCTGAGTGTGTTGTCGTATTGACTGATGGGTATGTAAGTAGCTGGGGTGCAGATTGGCCGTGCCCTACATTGTGGTGCATAACAGAGAAGCGCAAGGTGTCCCCTGTTGGACGTAGCGTACATATCGAGCTGTAAACAATTTACCTTGGAGAACTATCATGGCTATTCAAAACACTTCTGTATTGGTTGACCTGCACATCACTGCATGGACTGGACGCAAGCTCGACAAGAAAGTATCGGGCGAGATCGACGCAAGCAAGAACACCAAGACCCGCGCTGGTAATTACCACAAGCACCTGCTGGCTGGCACTGACAAACTCGAGACCGTTCAACGTCTGGCTGGTGCGCTACGTACGTGGCACCACGAGAACACTCTGCCTTGGTCGGATGGTGGCTCGCGTCTGCTGCCGATGAAGAACTTCTTTGACTACAAGCAGGAGCTGTCAAAGCGTCAGCGCGAGTTCGACGCAGCGGTGCAGGACTTTCTGGATCACTATCCAGAACTGGTTTCTTCTGCTGCCTTCCAGCTTGGCGCGTTGTTCAATCGCACCGATTACCCAGAGGTCGAGGACATCAAACGCAAGTTTTACATCGGCTACGTGTTCATGCCTGTACCAACCGCTAACGATTTTCGCATCGAGACTACCGATGAGACGATCAAGGAACTGCAAGCGCAGGCTGATGCTGTGGTCAATGAGCGTGTGGCTACTGCGATGAAAGAAATGTGGGATCGCTTGCATGACCAGCTCACGCACATGTCGGACAAGCTGACTGATCTGGCGCAGCCACGTGTGAACAAGAAGGGCGAGGAGCGTTACAACCAAGTGTTCCGCGATTCGTTGGTGACCAATGCTATCGAGTTGTGTGGGCTGCTGACTCGACTCAACGTGACCAACGATCCGAAGCTGGAGCAGGCACGTGCGCATCTCGAGAAGACCATCAGCGGTGTGACGGCTGAAACACTGCGCGACGATGATCTGAAACGTGCCGAGGTCAAGGCTGAGGTAGACGCAATCCTAAAAGCATTTGAGTTCTAAGGAGACCAACATGGAAGACACAACAAAAATCGTAGTACCCCAAGTCGCTGAACTGGCAAAAGAGTTCATGAGTAAGATTCGTTATTCGTTCGACACCGAAGTGGCGGGGCGGTTTGTCCGCTACGAAGGTGATAGCAACGAGCGCGTCGAGTACTACACTCGCTTGAATATTATTGACCCAGCTGCGCCGGAGATGAAACCGGTAGGGGCTATCGTGTGGGTAAGTGACAATAATAGTGACAGGTTCCGTATCGTTACTCGCCACCTGTTGAACAACCGATTCAAAGATAGGGAGCGTAAGTATTCAGTTGAGACGGCTGACCCGAAACGTGCGCTGCGGGAGATGTTAAGACACTTCAGCCCGTACACCATGCATGAGCTGGGTGCGCATCACATGTCGCATGGCAAGAGAGCGATTGATTGCTGGCGCGATGAGTCCTCGCTGGATGTGTCTACTTCACTGCGGGTGCCCAACTCCATCATGGTGCAGGAGATGAAAAACCTGATCGCACAGGGCGTGAGGTTTGCCACGGCGGAGTTTCAGGGTATCGCTGAACGTACAGTAGCTGCGTATGACGAGATGGCGCGTCGAGCCAAGGTCAAGGTAGTCATGCACTTGGTGAAGTTCATGCCGGATGACAGCATCAGGACGCTGGCTTATGCAGAGAACGGAGCGGGTGTGCCAGAAGTTAATAGGTATCTATCGTTCGCGCAGATGCCGGAGCGGTTGCAGCAGGGCGTGGGTATGTTGCGTATGTTGCAAGACAATACACGTATCGACGGGTTTGGTACGCGGGTCTCAGACACTACGTTCTGGGTGTTGGAGCGGGACGATGAAAATGTTTGACACTTCTGAAAAATAGTATAGACTTCCAGAACGAAAGGAGGTGGTATGGCGATAGGCGGGTACAGTTGGACAGACCACCGAGCATCAGAAGATTGGGGACTGACTTCTGGTGTAGACCCTGACAAGATGTATGCGAAGTGGTTCACCATCCGGCTGCGGTTCGAAGGTGATGTACTGAGAGAAGTGATGTCCGCAGCACCACATGTTTACGTACCCAATGAAGTACTCGAGCAAAAGCTGGCATTATTAAAGGTCGCCCCGGTCGGTAGCAAAGTGCCGGGGCTAGGCTGGCACAGGGGGAAAGGGCTTTTCTACCTGCGCATTTATGAGAATGATCTTAGCTTTTCTGGAGCGTAAATTGAACTGTGAATGTGGCGGTACGACGATGGTGATTGACACACGTACGATGGATGGTGTGTTACGAAGGAAGCGTAAGTGCAATGTTTGTAGTGATGTCTTTTTTACAAAGGAGGAGTTCTTGTACAAGGCAGCGGATAACCCAAACAGACCACAACCAAAAGCTGAGAAACCGAAGGTGGTGTTTTCTGACAGCGTGGTCAAGGCAGTTAATCGCAAGAAGGTGGAAATAAGACGCAAGGTAGAAGACCTCAAGCAAGAAAGGAGGATGCGAGTACCTAGCTACTTCATCGAGGAGGATTACTAATGTTAAAAGATGGACGCTTTATCAAGGAATTACCGCCGAAGATAGGTGTGCATTACGTACCAAAAGCAGCAAGCATCAACCCAAGCAAAGAAGAGCAGTTCGTACAAAACATTTTGCTGGGGATTAGGGAACAACGGCAGTCTTTTCTATCGAAGGTACTCGGCTTTGTACTACGCGTATGAGGTACGAAATCTACGATGAAGATGGAGTTCTGTTCCGCAGGTTCTGGGACAAGGAGTCTGCGGAGCGGTTCATGCAGGACGGGTGGAGGTTGATAGTGCAGCCAACACCTAGAAAGAAAGTGCCAACCGTAGAAGAGTACGGCGAAGCACGGTGGTAATACAACTTAACCTTGGAGAAACATCATGGATATGAAAGTCAAAGAAACAGCAGTCGTTATTTCCGCACCAAAGTTCAACACCGTTGAGATTCTATTGCAGGGCACTGCCCCGCTGGTGGTCGCACGTTTCAGCAAGAAGGTTGACCTGATGATGAAGATGGCGCAGGGCACCACGGCTAAGAGTAAGAAAGAACGCAGCGCCCGTGACTATGACAAAGAAGCGGATGACGCACGTTACTACTCAATGGAGGGTTGGGAAGGTGTAAACGCAGCAGCATTCCGCGCAGGGATGATCAGTGCATGCCGACTGGTCGGGTTCAAGATGACGCTGGCAAAGCTGTCGGTGTTTGTCGAGGCTGATGGTTGGGATAAGCAGGATGGCATCCCACTGGTGCGCGTGTATGGCAAGTCCGAGACCTTCACTGCACACACCAGAAACGCTACAGGTGTAGTGGACGTGCGTAGCCGTCCGATGTATCGCGACTGGGCTATCAAGTTACGTGTTCGCTTCGACGCAGATCAGTTCACCGCGCAGGATGTGTACAACTTAATTGCACGTGTTGGTGGGCAGGTCGGTCTGTGCGAAGGTCGCCCAGATTCCAAGTCTTCTGCGGGTTGTGGCTTCGGTACGTTTGAGGTGGTGCCGAATGACCGCCAGAAGGAAGTCAGCAAGAAGTTCGGCATTAAGTAAATGTGCAAAGCGCCCGGATTCATAAGGACGAGAGGGAAGCTGGCATATCTGATCTTTAACTCTAGATAGACGTAGGGGCGCGAGAAAATTCACTATGTCTATCAGCTCTGTAACGCGAAAGGGGGCGCGGAATATGCCTAACCCCCTAACAATCCCAAGGTGCGTGGCGTGGCAGGTGGCGTGGGGACAGGCGGCGCGCGGTGGCGTAAGGTGGGATTCGGTTTGGTTTGCCACGGTAAGGCAGGTGCGGCACGGCCCGGCCCGGTACGACGCGGTTGGTTCAGGTTCCGGTGTGGTCGGGTACGGTAAGGCAGGAGCGGCGTGGATCGTTGTGGTTTGTTCCCGTAGCGTCAGGTATGGTGGGTTAAGGCAGGTCCGGCGTGGTAGCGCAGGGTAGCGTATGTCTGCGTAGCGATAGGTGCGGTGAGATGGGGTAAGGCAGGTCGGGTTAGGCTGGGCTTCGTTCGGTGCGAAATGGTGCGGTGAGGCGGGGTGAAGTAAGGCAGGACCGGCAACGCCCGTTTAGGTTCGTTCGGGCCGGGTTTGGTTGGGTAAGGCAGGTATGGCATGTCATGGTCAGGCGAGGTGAGGTTGGGTTCGGTCCGGTGAGGTAGGGCAGGTATGGATTGGCATGTTCGCGTTCGGTGCGATGGGGTATGTTCGGGTAAGGCAGGTCTGGCTCGGCAAGGCTCGGTTGTGTATCGCAAGGTCTGGTAAGGCAGGTGAGGATCGGCACGGATAGTTCAGGCGCGATCTGGTGGGGTAAGGCAGGTTAGGCAGCGCAGGGCAAGGTGCGGTATCGCATGGTCAGGTTTGGATTGGTAAGGCAGGTGAGGTGTCGCAAGGCAAGGTTAGATGTCGTGCGGAATGGTAAGGCAGGTATGGCAAGGTGCGGTGCGTTGCAGTACGGAGTGGTTGGTTAAGGCAGGTGTGACCCGGCTCGGCAACGCGAGGTTTGGTGCGGCGAGATCAGGTAAGGCAGGTGAGGCAGCGTATGGACGGGCACGGTATGGTTGGGTGTGGTAGGGCAGGTATGGCAAGGCTCGGCAGGGTTAGAGAGCGGTAAGGCAGGTCAGTTCAGGCGAGGCTTGGTGGGGTATGGCGCGGTGGAATGCGGTCTGGTTCGGCGGGGTGAGGTGAGGCAGGTACGCCTACGCGTGGTATGGGTGCGTTCGGCTGGGTGAGGTGAGGCAGGTTAGGCGGGGCAACGTGGCGTTAGGCGTGGTGCCGTGCGGTCTGGTAACGCAGGTGAGGTGTGGCACGGAGCGGTACGGTCGGGCGGGTTGAGGTCCGGCAGGTTAGCTCTGGATGGGCGAGTTCTGGCGAGATAACGCAAGGTGAGGCAGGTAAATAACTTGGAGGAAGCAATGAAAGAAGAACGGAAGTTTTTAGAGCAACTAGCAAAACGCAACGGCGGCATGTTGATGGTAGAGGACGTGCTGAATGAAGCGAAAGACCCAAGGTGCATACTGCACAAACACTTTCAGTGGGATGACACCGCCGCAGCGGAATCGTATCGCAAGCTGCAAGCGCGTCAGCTAATCCAGAAGTGCGTGGTCACCGTAGAGAAGGCACCTGATGTGCCTATTCGTGCGTTTGTTAGTCTGACTACTGATCAATACTCAGGTGGTGGCTATCGTATGACGGCAGAAGTTTTGTCGGACGATGACTTGAAGTCGCAGTTGCTGCATGACATGATGGTCACGCTGACCAAGTGGAAGAAACAGATTAACTTGATGGATAGGGAGACTGCTGCAATCATTGATCAACTGGAAGGCATTGTACGTACCAAGACTAAACCCAAACACAAATCCGTAACGAGCAGAGTATGAAACTAAAGAACCCCGAGACCCTTGCTGTATATCTTGAAGATAACGCACGTAGTGAGATGGACAACGAAGCGGCTGCATCACTTCGCAAATTGTGGCGCGTGTACGAAGTTGCTAGTGAGATGGTTTGGGCTAAGACTCACGAACACAGTAAAGCTGCGTACGTGGAGATGATCGACTTGATAAAAGGCAAGCCGGGGGTCTAATGAAAGACGTACTCCAAGCATGGATGGATTACATAAAACCAATCGTAGGGGTAGACATCCAGCCCGCGCATTACAAAGCGTTCATGGCTGGCGCGGCAGCAGAGCGAGAAGAAGTTGCACTGCTGGTGGAGAGGATGGGGATTGAAGGCTACGGCACACTGGCTATTGCAGCAGCAATCCGACAAAGGGGAAGAGCATGACTGATGAAGAAGTGGATCGTTTGTTGGCGCAAGCAGTCCGGGAGGCAGAGCCGAACGAACTTTATAAGTACCGCTTCGCCAAATTAGTCGCAGCAGCAGAGCGTGAGGCGTGTGCCAAGTTACTCGACGAGATGGCAGCGGCAGACAGGCTGTCGAACTATTACCAAGTAGCAGCACTAAGGATTAGAGAGCGGGGTGCGCCGTGAACGAGGTTGCTTTGTATAACTTGACGTTTGCGCTGCCCATTTGTGCGGTATGCAACAAGCCGGTAGACAAGATGGAATCCATGTACTTGCCAGACTATGACGGCAAGCTGTTTAGAGCGCACTGCCATGGTAAGACAGAAGACTACATTCTTGGGTCTTACACGATGCTGGATGCCACAGAGATTACGTTTGGCAAAGCTTTTACTGCGCCACAATTAACAGGGGGTGCGCCATGACTACGTTCGTTTTAGCTTGGGTGTTGGTGACGTTTGATTCATTTAACTCTGGTATGCAGTATTCACCACCGCTTCACACGCTGGAGGATTGCAAGCGGCTTCAAGAAGTAAGAAAACAACTCACGATTAAAGGGCTCGATCAATGCGTACAGCTAAACGTAATGAGAGGGGCGCAGCGATGACAATCACACTAACCCGCGAGGAAGCGCAGCAGGCGCTGGATGCGTTGGACAAGGTTTTTGACCATAACGCTTGGGACTGTTGGCAAACAGCAGTTGATTTGCTCCGCGCCCGACTCGCGCAGCCTGAACCGGAGCCGGTGATGTTGATGGATGCGCCATTGCTTCTAAATGGTCAACCACTCTACACCGCCCCACCACAGCGCGAACGAGTGCAGTTTCCGACGATGCTACGCAAGATGTGGAGCGGCACCGAGGTTCAGGCGTGGCTGGACGAGAACGTAAATCAGGAGAACAACAATGAGTAGTCATGTGTACCCGATAAATGATTTGCGTGAGCACGATACGGAGGGTGGAGGCTGTTGGTGCAATCCGCAGTACGACGAAGAGCATGACTTGTTTATACACAACAGCATGGACAGGCGCGAAGAATACGAAGAAGGGAGAAAACCAACATGACAGTCACACTAACCCGCGAGGAAGCGCAGCAGGTGTTGAATGCGTTGGAGAAAGTCACCAAACAAATGCTATCGGCAAGGGATGAACTGGCAGAACGTGGTGCGAGGCCAGTCACTAACACTCACCATCAAAAGATATGGGACAGAGCATCTGAAGCCTATACGGATCAAGCGATTCCAGCGGCTGAAACCCTCCGCGCCAAGGTTAGGCGCGTTGAAATATGGGAAAACCGCGACCTGAGCAAATGCGAATGTGACCGTAACGAATACTGCCAACACTGCTGGCCGTTAGAACTAAGGGAAAATAAAACATGAACATCACAATAAAACAGTACGAGCAAGCCGCAGACGAGAAAGTGTCCATTGGCGGGATTAAGTGGCAACAAAAATTTGATGTTTGCATTCAATGTGATAGCCGTGAGGAAGCGAAAGCTATTCAAGCCCAATTTAATCGAGATTGGGATTCAGATGCCTATGGCTATGCAAAACGTCTTGCTGAAGCTATTTACCAAAAACACTACAAACAAGACTCACCGGAGTGGAAACCACTTGATACTACTCTTGGGGTATTAACGCAGATAGACAACATGACCAGCGGGCTTGTAAAGAAGCCTTTAGAACAAAAGCCTGTGGTGTGGATGTACCAAGACAAAAGCACAAATGAAGTGCGTTTTCAAAAACACATGAGGGATTTTGTAGATCATGGGCAAACATACGAAACGCCACTTTATGCTAACGAATGGGTCAAAGAACCGCTTGATAAGATTATGCCAATACCGCAGCCTGAACCGGAGCCGGTGGCGTGGCATGAACCCGGAGCATACGGTAACGTGACTGTATATAAAAAATGGGCTGAAGAAAATGGGTGGTTGCCACTCTACACCGCCCCACCACAGCGCGAATGGCAGGGGCTGACGGATGATGAGATTTACGAGATGTACAGCGAACCGTGTAGCGATGCAGAAATGGTTGCGTTTGCAAGAGAAATCGAAGCCAATCTGAAGGAGAAGAACACATGAGCAAACTGAAAACCGCAACCATTCCTGACCATCACAAAGTACAGGCAAAGATTATTCTGAACGAAGCTATCGACGAGGAACCAGACAGCGTAATTGTGCTGTGCTTCTGGAAAGACCGAGGGCAGTTCAAGATCAAGGCTAGTACAGCATCTGATCGGCTTGTAATTATTGGTGCGTTAGAAGAAGCGAAACTTAAATTTCAGATGGATGGGTATGTATGAAACCAATAGCATGGATAAAGATACGAGAGCTATCGTATATGCAAGCCGTTAAAGCGTATGGCAAAGACGATTGGCAGACGAACCTTGGTTTGAAGCCTGAGCCTGATGATGAAGGTTTGTACACAGAAACACAGGTGCAGAAGATGCGGGAGAGTTTCGAGCAGTCTGTTACCGATCCTGAGAATCAACCAAGCCAGTACGGTACGGTGCTAATGAAAGAATGGCAGGGGCTGACGGATGAGGAAATCACTGCTTTGAAGCGCAACGGCGAGAGATACATCAGTTCGCAAGACTTTGCCCGAGCCATCGAAGCCAAGCTAAAGGAGAAAAATGCCTGACATCAAACTCTACGACTACCAGAAGATTCCGCACCCGCGAGTCAAGGAGACGCTGAACTACTTTGTGCCGGAGAAGAAGACCAGCTTAGTCCTAGCACCAAAAGCACCGTGGGTAGATGGCAATATGTTCTGCTGCTACTACGATGAGAAGGGCAAGTTGATCGGCGTTAGGTTTGTTTACAAGGACGGTACATACAAGGATTTGATTGAGATAGAGGAAAAACCATGAAAGCATTTCCGCTTAAAGCAGTAAATAAGTTTGACGATAGCGAGGGCATGGACCTGCGTGATTACTTTGCAGCCCAAGCTCTTACAGGCGCACAGATTTGGGATGCTGTGTTAAATGGACGCAACTCTGTTTTAGCAGCAAATGGCGTAGATACTTTGGCAGAAGTAGCTTACGCAGTCGCAGACGCAATGATGAAAGCAAGGGAAAAACTATGAGAAACACTGTAATACCAAGTAACGCACTGCTTGACTACTTGATTAAACACCTTGAGTTGAAGAACAACCGTGCGCTGGCACAACATCTGGGGGTAACCCAGAGTGCTATCAGTAAGATTCGATACAGAACTAACCCACCATCAGCGGAGTTTATTTTGTTGGTGTACGACAAAACCGGTTTGAGTATCGAAGAGATTCGTAAACTGATCAAGCGAGACAGTTAAATGGCAGCAACACCTGAGAAGAAGGTCAAAGACAAAGTCAGGAAAATGCTGACCGAGTCCGGTGCGTTTCACTTCATGCCTGCTACGCATGGCTACGGCACGTCTGGGGTTCCGGATATTGTCGGCTGCTACAAGGGCAGGATGTTTGCCATCGAGTGCAAGGCTGGGGATAACAAACCCACGGCGCTCCAGCTAAAGAACCTATCCGCAATTGCTGCGGCGGGTGGGTATACCGAAGTGATCAACGAGACCAATCTCGAGGATGTAGGTGCGCTGTTGGCGAGGATAGCCCGCGATGCCCAAGGGAAACACTAATACTAAAACATGCCGCAAGCTGGAGATTCTAACGATCCTGAAACGGGAACACGCGTTGTCTGCAACGGAACTTTCCTCGAGGATGAAGATGACAGTGCGAAGCATACATAGATTCTTGGTGGAGTTACGCACAGAGAAGAAAATCTACCGCCGCTATCAGTTGAGGGATGCTGAAGCCAAGCGGCCTACGTTTTACTACAGCTTACGAAGGAACAGGGTATGACAACAAATGAGATCGTCGCACTATCAGACGTGCTTAATCGATTAGAAACCAAATTCGATTTGACACAACACAAGGTGCACATGCTACGCATGATGGTGGATCGCTGGGAGAAGAACACGCCGGTATATGTGCTGGACGTGGTGAATGGGTTTGACCGCGTGTCTCACGCCACAACACATCGGATGCTCAAGGAACTGGTCTCAGTAAAACTAGTCAAGGAAACTGTCGGTGCGCATGATCGACGCACACGGCTGCTCACACCGGGCGCAAAATTTGAAAGCTGCTTGAAGGAGTTGAGAAAATGATTTCCAAAGCCGTGCAGACTTTGCTTGACCGCATGAACGAATTCCCAAACGAGTTCGTCGATTCAGAATTTAATATGGCAAACGATACGTTTTGCACGGTGTGGGAGCGTACGCGCTGGGCAGGCGCAACCAAGCAGATGTTGGAGGACGATGACCACAATGTGTTCACCAACGAGGAAAGAGAATGCTACCTGATGCGGCTACGTGCCATAGTCCGCGCAAAGTTTGATGAGGATGTGTGCAGGGCGTTGTTGGAGGCTCAGGAAAGAAAAGAGTTTTACGCAAAGCAAATGGAGCTGCCGTTTAGCCCAGATGAGATACAGACCTTCACTCAATGGAAGCTAGGCAGACTAAAACCATGAATTTAATTACAGTGGACTTCGAGTCCTACTACAGCAAGGAGTTCGGCTTCTCAAAGCTAACAACTGAGGAGTACGTACGGGATGACAGATTTGAAGTGATTGGTGTGGGGATAAAAGAGAATGGCGAGGAGACCAAATGGTTCAGCGGGACTCACAATGAAATACAGGCGGTTTTCGGTAACTACAACTGGAAAGATTCTTTCGTCCTCGCACACAACACCGCGTTTGATGGGGCCATACTGTCGTGGATTTTTGGGATTCGCCCGAAGGGTTGGCTGGACACTCTTTCGATGGCGCGTGCTATTCATGGAGTCAGTGTCGGCGGTAGTCTCGCGAAGCTGGCGGAACATTACAACGTGGGCGTCAAAGGCGAAGAAGTAATCAACGCGCTGGGGCTGCGTAGGCAAGACTTTCCTGCTGCACAACTTGCCCGGTATGGTGAGTACTGCAAGAACGATGTTGACCTGTGCTACGACATCTTCCACCTGATGCTGGGTGCTGGGTTCCCTAAACAAGAACTGAAGGTGATTGACGCTACGCTGCGAATGTTTATCGAGCCATCGTTGGAGCTGGACTTACCACTACTCGAGCAGCACTTGGAAGAAGTCAAGGCGCGGAAGGAACGCTTGCTGGAGGCAGCGGCAGCGGACAAAGACACGCTGATGTCGAACGACAAGTTTGCTGAACTGTTGCTGGGGCTGCGGGTTAAAGAAACAGGGGAGCCGGTGTTTAAGTCCGCTTCCATGCTGCCCCGCAAGGTTAGTCCGAAGACAGGTAAAGAAGCTTGGGCATTCGCCAAGACTGACGAGGCGTTTAAGGAATTGGCAAAGCACCCTGACCCACGGGTGCAAGTGCTGGTGTCCGCTCGGCTGGGGAACAAGACCACGCTGGAGGAGACCCGGACGCAACGCTTCATCGACATTGCCAAGCGCGGCAAGTTACCGGTGCCACTTAAATATTACGCAGCCCATACAGGTCGGTGGGGCGGGGATGACAAGGTCAACCTACAGAATCTGCCAAGCCGAGGAGACAACGCAGGCAAACTGAAGAAGGCAATCTGTGCCCCCAAGGGCTACGTGATGATCGACGCTGACTCCTCGCAGATTGAGGCGCGGACGCTGGCGTGGCTGGCTGGGCAGGATGATTTGGTCGAGTTCTTCGAAAAGAACAACGCAGAGATTGCTGCCGGGGTGCCGAAAAAGGATATGAAGTATGACCCGTACAAGATCATGGCGGCGCAGATTTACAACAAGCAGGTAGACCAGATCGCAGACAACGAACGCTTTGTTGGTAAAACGACAATCCTTGGGGCGGGCTATGGCATGGGCGGCGAAAAGTTCCAAGCCCAGCTAAAGACCTTCAACGTGGACATTCCGTTGGATGAATGTAAGCGAATTATCGACGTATACCGGCGCACGTACAGCAAGATACCGCAGCTATGGCAGGCAGCAAACAGCTCACTGGAGGCCATGCTGAATCGACGTTTTGCTTCCGTTGGGCGGGAAGGCGTGATAAAGTTTGACGCAGAAGGGTGTGGCTTTGTCCTCCCAAACGGGCTTCCTTTACGCTACGCAGAGTTACGCAGGGTGTTGGATGCACAGGGGCGGGCGCAGTACGAGTACAAGACTCGGATGGGCTTCACCAAGGTGTACGGCGGTAAGGTAGTGGAGAACCTATGCCAAGCACTTGCCCGATGTGTTATTGCAGAACAGATGTTAAAGATCGGTAAACGGTACAAAACCGTACTTACCGTGCATGATGCCGTCGCTTGTATTGCACCGAAAGAAGAAGCAGATGTGGCGCAAGCGTATGTTGAGGACTGTATGCGATGGACACCCGCGTGGGCAACCGGTCTACCGCTCAACTGCGAATCAGGAGTCGCTGAATCCTATGGGGAATGTTAACGTGCTGACAGAAATGGTGGACTACAAGAAGGTGTTGGCCTTCATAAATAACGTCTGGGCGAAGTCGCTATGGGCGGTCGTGATGCTCCTGCTGGGGTTGTGGATAGGCTCTGTCCAAACTGAAGGGCGTATCGCTGGTGATTGCAAATTCGCTGGTGCGTTCCGTGTGGACATTCAGGCGTTCGCATGCCAGAGAAAAATATGAAGTACACATGGTCGTATAGCAGCATCAACTTGTTCCAGCAGTGCCCTCAGAAGTACTACCGACTGCGGATAAAAAAGGATATTGTTGAGCCACCACAAGAGCATCTGCTGTATGGTACTGCGGTACACACTGCTGCTGAAGAATATGTACGGGACGGCAAAGAGATACCAGCTAAGTATGCATTCATCAAGCCGCAGCTAGATGCGTTGGTAAAGATTAAAGGCGAGAAGCATTGCGAGTATGAGATGGGGCTGACCAAGAACCTGCAACCTTGCGGGTTCAAGGCGGAAGATGTTTGGTGGCGGGGTATCGCTGACCTGATTATCATCAACGACGATAAGTGCTTCCTTGTAGATTACAAGACAAGTAAGTCCAGCAAGTATGCGGACACAAAGCAGTTGGAGCTTCTGTCACTGGCAATCTTCAAGCACTTTCCGCAAGTGAAGAAGATCAAGGCAGGGCTGTTGTTTTTAGTAGTGAATGACTTCGTCACCCGTGAATACGAGAACGATGAAGGTAAGGGTAAAGCGTGGCTGCAATGGTTGGATGCAACGCACACGCTGGAGACTTGCATGACAGCAAACGTGTGGAACGCAAAACCGAATTTCACCTGCAAGAATTTCTGCCCAGTGATTGACTGCATCCATAATGGAAAGGCTCACTGATATGCCGTACACTAAATCCCCTCGGCCTTACAAGCACGAGTACGAAATGCAAAAGAAGCGTGGCGAGAATCCTGATAGGATGGAACGCCAACGTGCCCGTAGAAAGCTAGACAAGGAAGGTGTCAGCCGTAAAGGTAAAGACATTGACCACGTCAAGATGTTGAGCAAAGGCGGTAGCAACGCCGATGGAATCAGATTAGTATCACCCTCAAAGAACCGTGCACGTAACGGACACAAGAAGGGCGAAAAGAAGTAAGTAGTTGTAGTACCGCAGTACACAATTTGAAACGCAGCAGGCTATTGTGAAAATGTCACTTTAGCCTGTTCCCCCTTGGAGCAAGCATGCAAATCATCGAAGACAAAGCACTATTACTAAAAGTGCGGCACCCGGAGCGGATCACGGAAGTGATACCGAAAAGCAAAGTACTAAACAACGGCGAGGTGCTGGTCAAGTGGGGGCTGGAGGAAGCGCAGGTGCTGAAGAATCTGCGCATCAAGAATGTGCCGTCACCCATCATGTCGCACTACCACTGGCCCGGCCTGTACCGTCCGTTTGATCACCAGAAAGAAACCGCATCATTTTTGACCCTGCACCGGAGGGCATTTTGTTTTAACGAACAGGGCACCGGTAAGACAGGCAGTGTGATCTGGGCGGCGGACTATCTAATGTCGTTGGGCCACATACGTAGAGTGCTTGTCCTGTGTCCGCTGTCGATCATGCAGTCAGCTTGGCAGAATGATTTGTTCAGGTTCGCCATGCACCGCACGGTGGCAATTGCCCACAGCCACTCCCGCCAGAAAAGAATCGACGCAGTATGCAGCGATGCGGAGTTCGTCATCTGTAACTTTGATGGGCTAGACATCATCAAGGACGCGATAAAAGAAAACGAATTTGATCTCATCGTCGTTGATGAAGCCAACGCATACAAAACGGTTTCCACGAAACGGTGGAAGGTGCTGAACCAAATACTGACACCCAGCACATGGGTCTGGATGATGACGGGCACCCCTGCTTCGCAGTCCCCCACGGACGCATATGGGCTGGCGCGTATCGTCAACCCATCGTCGGTGCCTAAGTTCTTTGGGTCGTTCCGCGACATGGTGATGCAGAAGATCACAACCTTTAAGTACGTGCCACGCCCACAGGCAGAGTCCATCGTGCATAACGTACTACAGCCAGCGATCAGGTACACCAAAGAAGAATGCCTTGACCTGCCGGAGATGACGTACACCACCCGTAACATACCGCTCACCCCTCAGCAGATGAAGTATTACGAGACGCTGCGTAAGCACATGGTGGCGGTCGCTGCCGGGGAAGAGATCACAACAGTCAACGCCGCTGCTAGTCTGAACAAACTCCTACAACTCTCTTGTGGTGCGGTGTACTCTGATAGTGGAGAGGTCGTTGCGTTCGATGCATCTAATCGCATTGCAGCATTAAAAGAAGTTATCGATGAAGCTACGCACAAGGTGATCGTATTTGCTCCCTATAAACATAGCATTCATATAATTAGCGAAGAGCTAAAGAAGTCTGGTTATACCTGTGAGGTAATTAGCGGAGACGTGTCTGTTGGCAAACGCACCGAAATCTTTGCCAAATTCCAAACAGAACCTGACCCAAAAGTTTTGGTAATCCAGCCACAAGCGGCCTCGCATGGTGTAACCTTAACTGCTGCCAACGTGATTGTGTACTGGTCGCCCGTCATGAGCGTGGAGACCTACCTACAAGCTAACGCACGAACCCACCGTGCTGGGCAACGCAACCCCTGTACCGTAGTTCACCTGCAAGGCTCCCCCGTAGAGAAACGTATGTACGCCATGCTGGAGGCGAAGATTGATATTCACTCCCGTGTGGTCGATCTATATAAAAATTTCCTTGATCCTCTTGACAGTGTCAAAGAATAGTTCTAATCTGTAGCCGTAGTTACCCTTGGAGATCGACATGACTGAAGAAGCACTAGCAGAGGTGCCTGTCATCCCAACTGACAAGCTGGTGAAAGCGTACATTAAGATACGCGATGCCCGTAAGACGTTGGCTGACAAGTACGAGAAAGAAGACGCTGACCTCAAAGAGTCGCTGGAAGCAATTGAAAGCCAGCTTCTCGAAGCATGCAAAGTGGTCGGTAGTGACAGCTTACGAACACCATTCGGTACGGTCAGCCGCCGTGTATTAAAACGGTTCTGGACAAACGATTGGCATTCGTTCCACGAGTTCTTGAAGGAGCACGAAGCCTTGGAGTTACTGGAGAAGCGAATCTCGCAATCCAACATGGCTACGTTTCTTGAAGAAAACCCTGACCTGCATCCGCCGGGTCTAAATGTTGACAGCCGTTACGCGGTTGTTGTTCGTCGTAAATAAGGAGAAAGACAATGAGCGAACTTGCTCTATTTAATCAGAATCTTCCAGCACACCTGCGTAACGCGGAGATGGATGAAACAACCAAAGCCTTGATGGGTAGTGGCGGCGGTGGCAGCAAGCGCATCTCTATCGAGGGCGGCGTTTGGCGCATGATGGTCAACGGCAAGGAAGTTGCACAGAACGAAGACCGTGCCATGAATGTAGTCATCGTTGCGGCTGCACAGAAAGTCTCGCGTATCTTCTACGCAGGCACCTACAAGAAAGGCGTTATCAGCGCCCCAGATTGCTGGTCACCTGATGGCGAAGTACCAGATGCCAAGGCCAAGAACCCGCAAAGCAAGTCGTGCGCTACTTGCCCACAGAACGTAAAAGGTTCGGGTAACGGCGATACACGTGCATGCCGCTTCCAGCAGCGTCTGGCTGTGGTATTGGAGAACGATGTTGCTGGTGATGTGTATCAGCTTGCGCTGCCATCCACGTCGATCTTTGGTGCAGGCGAGAACGGCAAGTGGCCTCTGCAAACCTACGCCAAGATGATCGCAAGCAAGGGTGTGCCTATTACGTCCGTCGTAACAGAGATGCGCTTCGACACTAGCAGCTCGACACCGAAGCTGACGTTCAAGCCAGTGCGTTATCTGGAGACGGATGACTTCAATACCGCACTGGAGCAGGGCAAGTCCCCGGCGGCTATCAGCGCAATCACCATGACTGTCGCGCAGACCGATGGTGTTAAGGATGACGGCGAGGAGTTCGAACAGAAAGCACCCGCTGCCAAAGTTGAAGCAGCAGAACCTGCGGAAGTGCCAGAGCCTACTAAACGCGCAAGCAAGAAGGAGGAAGCCCCAGCACCCAAGAAGGACGTAAGCAAAATCCTCGAAGAGTGGGACGATGAGTAACGGGTACGCATCCCGGTTCATTAAAGCTGTGAATTCAGCGGACACTAACAAGCTTGGTGTCCAGCTTGGCAACCTGTGCATAGAAAACGACATACCAGCACAGGACGTGGCGGAGCACTTTGGAGTAACCCGCACCACGATATACAACTGGTTCAAAGGGCTGACGAATGTTCCGCCCATGCATCAGGAAACCGTTGCCAAGGCTATCAAAGTGCTGCTGGATAAACGGAAATAGCGCAGGTTTGGGGGGCTAGGGCGCGCACCCGAAGAGGGTAGTTGCCGTCACTATCCCTGCCCACCCATTTTTAAAAGACGGCTTGGGGCGGCTATGCTTACGAGGACAGACTTCCTGTCTTTAGTTTTACCACCTACGGGGCACTATTGCGTAGTGGGGCTAAAGAAGGATGCAAAACCAAAACAAATATTCGTGTCGTCAGTAGAGGAGATTGATCTCTATGCGGATGCGCTGGTGCACAAAGGGTACGACGCGTACTTTGCACTTGCTTCGTTCACTGAAGACGCGGGACGGACTGCTGCCAATGCAGCACAACTAAATTCTTTCTTTCTCGATCTCGATTGCGGTCTTGGTAAGCCTTATGCTGACCAAGCGGATGGTATTGCCGCGCTCAAAGAGTTTGTGAAAAAAGTTGGTATGCCGAAGCCAACTGCGATTGTGAACTCCGGACGTGGAGTGCATGCGTACTGGGTGGTAGAGCAGCCAATCGAGAAAGCCGAGTGGCGTGGGTTAGCGGAGGGTCTCAAGGCACTGTGCACAGCGCACAACCTGCATGCCGATCCAGCAGTCACCGCTGACGTTGCGCGTATCTTGCGTATACCGAACACGCTGAACTTTAAGAACTCGGATGATCCGTCACCCGTGAAGCTTGTCATGGCTGGGTCTCGCGTAGGTGTGGAAGCATTACGGGATAAGTTCGTAGTGAACGAGCTGCACATCCCCGGCGAGAAACCGTTTCAGCGGGAGATGGACCCAACCACGCTGGCGCTGCTAGGCAACTATCAGTCCAAGTTCAAGACCATTCTGATCAAATCAGTACAAGGAGAAGGCTGTGCTCAGATTGCGCACATTTACCAAAATCAGGACTCCGTGGAGGAACCGCTATGGAGGGCGGGCTTATCAATTGCTCACCACTGCGCCGACGCAGCAAAAGCCATCCACATTCTCTCGAACAAACATCCGGAATATGATGCGCGTACAACTGAAAAGAAAGCAGCGCAGACCAAAGGTCCATACACTTGCGAGACCTTTAAAAAGCTATCACCTGCGTTATGCGAGGGCTGTGCGGTCAAGGTTACCTCTCCTATACAAATCGGACGAGAAGTTATCCATCCCGACGAAAATGCGGATGACCCGGTTGTACAGGACGTTGAGCCTGTTACCCAAGAAGTGCGTCAGTACACGATACCTAAATACCCTTTTCCTTTCTTTCGTGGGAACGTAGGTGGCATCTATTTACAGGTAGAGCCGAAGAAGAATAAAGACGGTACGGTGGAGAGCGCGGAAGACATACTAGTTTTTCCGCACGACTTTTATGTTGTGAAGCGACTGCACGATCCTGAAGAAGGCGAGTGCATCATGATGCGGCTGCATCTACCAAAAGACGGTGTGCGTGAGTTCATCATGCCGCTGCGGGAAGTTATATCCAAAGACAGATTTATGGGTGAGATTGCCAAACATGGAGTGGCACTCATAGGTAAAAAACAGGAGGCAATGATGTTGTACACCACCCGCTGGGTTGAGGAGCTTCAAGCAATCGGCAAAGCTGAGATTGCTCGAAAGCAGTTTGGTTGGCTGTCAGATAACAGCGCGTTTATTCTGGGCGATAAAGAAGTCCGGCACGATGCTATTGAGTACAGCCCGCCTTCCGCTGCGACGCTACCTTTGATACCCGCGTTCGGTGTGCGTGGTGACTTCCACGTGTGGAAAGATGTGGTCAACCATTACCGGCATCCCGGCATGGAGCTTCGTGCATTGGCACTCTTTATGGGTTTTGGTGGGCCGCTGATGAAGTTCGTGGCAGGCGGTGCGCTGAATGGGTTCCTGCTGAATCTGGTCAGTAAAGAAGGTGGCACCGGTAAATCAACGCTGCTGCAAGCAATCAATAGCATCTACGGCAACCCTGATGCGCTGATGATGTCCTACAAGGATACGCACAACTTCCGCTTGCAGCGGTTTGGCAGCATGCAGAACATCACCGCGACGATTGATGAGCTGACCAACATGAAGCCGGAGATGATGTCCGATCTGGTGTACGACATTACGTCAGGTAAGGGCAAAGGCCGGATGTCCGCCAAAGCTAACGTGGAGCGGGTTAACAATACGACATGGCAGCTACCGGTGGTCTCTTCATCCAACAAGGTGATTCGGGATGCGCTGCTGTCGATCAAGTCCTTCCCCGAACCGGAACTGCTGCGCATACTGGAGGCAAATTTAGCTATCGATAATTCGCTCGATGCAGTGCAGGCCAAGCAGCACTTTGGCAGGCTGCCAAGCAACTACGGACACGCAATCATCCCCTACATCCAACACGTACAAAGTGACTTACCTGCGATGATTGAATTGTTGAATGGTGTGAACGAAAAGTTAGATCGGGCGGCAGGCATCATGGGCAACGAGCGGTTCTGGTCTGCCGGTATGGCGATTGGCCTGACAGGGGGCATCATCGCGGCTCGGTTGGGGTTGCACGATATTCCGGTCAAGCCGGTGATGGACTGCGCGGTGCAGTTGATTCAGAACAGCCGCCGCAGTAACAAGGAGTCAATGTTCGACAGTGAAGATTTCCTTGGCGCGTTCCTACAGCGTCACTTCCACGAGATTCTGGTGATCAACGGGTCGAAGGACAACAAGACCGGGCTGGAGCATGCGCCTATCCGGGAACCCCGTGGCCCACTAACCGTACGGTATGAGCCAGATACCAAGCTGTTATTTGTGTCGGTGCGCCCGTACCGGGAAGATTGCAGCAAGTATTCGATGAGCTATGACGGGTCGCTGGAGCCATACCAGAAAGCCGGTGCCTATCTTGGGATGAAGCGTAAGCGGATGTTTGCAGGCACGATTACCAACACTGCGCAGAACGTACACGCGCTGGTGTTCGACGCTTCGAAGCTGGACTTTTTTAACGAGGATGTCCTGCTAAATGCTCCGGATTCTATCCCTTCCGATTTCGATTGACTGGAAGAACTTCCGCCCGGATACCTCAATCTTCATACCCTGTCTGGATTACCGCCCAGTGCAGGAGTTTGTGGAGGCTGAGGCTACCCGGCTGCGGATGCAGGTTGTTTGCAAACGGGTAATAGAAAACCGTAAGTACGGATTGCGTGTCTGGAGATTGGCATGATATGCTTGGCGCACTCACTGCTTTCTCCAAGGGAAGTTGAGTTCGCCCCCGAGTGCTTCTCCCCTTTGCACCGGGGGCTTTTTTACATCCTCGCCATCTGCTTCATCCTCGGTATATTGTAGGCTTCAAGGAATTCTTTCTCTACCCGCAAAATCTCATCTGTCTTTTCCCGTTTTTCTGCCGGAGATAGATCAGAATCATTAGCAATGATGTTGCGGTACTTCCGTAGCTTGGCTAGGTGGTCCTCAATTTTATTGACTGCACCTCTCATAGCATACAGCTTCAGTTTGTCTTCGGTCAGATATTCCTGCAATTCTTCTGTACGCCCTTCGCGCTTGAAGGTATTAACTGAGTTAACCACCTTGTCAACGCGCTCACGGAATTCGTAAAACTCTGTCTTGTACCCACGCCCAGTATCGTCATACATGAACGTCTTGATCAATGGCAGCTTGTTGACAGGTTTAGCTATCCGATTGGGATCACCTACCGCATCAGTCACATCCAGTATCACCCCACCCACGGTGCCAAGATAGCCACGCATTAGATAGTCAACCTTCATCGGCGATAGCCCAACATACCCAAACAGCTTAGCTAGTTCTGACGTGTGGTCGTTGAACTGTAAGTAAGTTTCCTTACCTGCCATGTTGATGCCGACAATCGGATTATCCGTAAAGAACGAATAGTTCGTAGCTACCTCAATAGCAGGCTTGAGCAACTGCGGCGTAAGGTTGACCCCACCATAGGCGTTGATGGCAGCATTTCGCATGCTCTTCATGAAAGTCGTAGCGTCTACTGGGCGGTCAGTGCCCTCACGTGCAATCGCCTGATAGATACGCTCTGGGATAACTTTGAACAAGAAACCAATTTCAGGTGCCACAGGCAGTTTCATACCCGTGCCGGGGATGATGAAGTTGAAGTCACGCTCACGGTCATCCAGACCTTTGTAGTCATCATCGTCGCCCACCAACGCAGCGTAGAGCATGGATAGTGCAGCAACCTTGGCACCGGTGCCGAAGAACAAAGCCATAGCAGCCTTGCGATCCTCCATCGCCAACCCTTTACCTTGGATAGTGCGATACAGCACGTCCATACCTTGGATGTAGGCGTTCATGAAGGGGACAATCTGACGCAGGATACGTACTGTCTGCCCGTTGCCGGAAGTCTTGAAGTTGATGTACTCCTTAGCACGATGGAAAGCCAGCACTCGGTCGCCGGTCTCTTTCATGGTCTGGTCGTAGATAGCAGCACGTACCGCCATGTCCGCTGCCAGCGAGAAGTCTTCCAGCTTGTCCCAGAAACGCTTAATAGCTGCGCGGTCTTGCAGCCCATGCCGCTCACGCACTTTACGCATGACGTGATCAGGCATCCCATCATAAGCGCCGGTAATACCTAGTCCCTGAATATCGGATTCGCTGCCGGTGACTGCTTTGTAGAAGTTACCCAGCACCTGCGTGGGTAGCGAGAACGGATGCTTCACGCCCGACAAGAACATCGCACGTACCGTATCCTGTACAAGCTGACTAAGCGCAAAGGTCGGCATGTGGGTAACGAAGCTACGTAGCCCAGTAGCAGCCACGGTAAACGCTTTTAATGCAGGCCCTGCTACATCTACCACGTTGGAGAACGCCGCCAAGTCTTCTTGGTTCTGCAAGCGGAATGCCACGCGCTCACCATCGCGGTAGGCAAACACTACCAAGTGCCGGTTGTTTTTCAGCTCGCGGTCAACCTCATCCTGTGTCTTTAGCTCATCAGCAGATGGCAACGCCTCAAGCGTCTTGATAGCCGCACGGTTCTTCAAACCAGAGCGCATCGCCCAGATAGTGTGCCCCACCATGTTGTCCATCACGTTGCGGATTTCTTTGGAACTACCTTCCTTGTCCAGTGTCGGAAGGCTAGTCAAATGCACGTTACCGGTACGAATCTTAGTAAGCCCGTCTACCTTATTGTCTTCTTCCTCGATACGCGTCCACGGCACATAACCAATATTGTCTTTCCAAGCCTGCGCTTCTGCTGGGCTTAACCGCCCCATAGCTACCAAGAAGTCGGTGATGCCTTCGTTGTATTTAGTGAATACGTCAAACGCTTGCTTCAGTTCTGGGAACTCACGCATCGCCTCGAGGCCAGCATCGATCTCTTCCTGTGAAGCACGGACTTGTACAATTTGATCACGAAGTAGTTTAGCCGCACGCTTATTACCTTTGGCTTCCGCAGCATCGGCTTGCTGGCGCAAAGTTTCTGCACGTTTGTTCAGCTCATTCGCACGTTGCGCGATAAACGCACGATGTGCAAGAGTGATGGCGGTATTAGCCGATCCAAGTTTCGCACCTAGTTCTTCCGTGATGATTTCAAACACACGGTCAAGACTAATCTGCTGCCCATTTTCTACGCGGTCATAGACTTCGACTAACCCATCTTTACCAACACGCACACCACCCCTACGCATCAGTTGATCAGCTACACCAGTCGCTTCCTGTGCCTGTTCGTTCAGGATGTCAGGGCGGATATTGCCTAATGCATCGGTTACTTTGTTTTGATAGGCGGCTGCAATCTGCTCTTTGACCGGAGCGTCTTTATCTACCACTGCCTGTCGAACTGCCATCGGCAGACCTTTGGTTTTACCTGCAAGCAGCGTTACGCGGTCTAGTAGCGTCTGGTCAACATCAGGCTCCGGCTCATTACCGATACCCTTCATGCGATCATTCAGCGCAGCAGCACGTTGCCCTTCGGGGGTTAGTGGCTCTTCCTTTCGACGGCGGTACAGGATGCGGCCTTCTTTCTGACCGTACGCGCCTGTATTGAACGGAGACTTTAGCTGGCTGCTGTTGTAGACAGCGAGGTTCTTGCGACGGCCTTCAAAAACGTAGAAACCATCGAAGCCAGCAAATCGAATAGCTTCCTGCACATCTGGGGATTCAATAGCCCCCCAACTACCCCGCTGAATGTCTGCAAACGTGCCTGCATCAAGAGAAATCGTACGCTTTAATTCCGCGAGGTGCGCTGGGTTATCGTAGTCAAATGGCTTTTGTGCGCTGACATAGACCGGGATAATGTTTGCACGACTGGGTAACTGATTTAACAATATCTGATTTAACTCAGACTCGATTGAATATGGGGATAACCCATAAGAAGCATCAACTTGATCTAAATCTCGTGTAATTTCAGCCGCTTCTTTTTTAGTAATGTTGCCATTTGCTAATGCAAGCCGTGTAGCTTCCTTAATCCACCCCGCACGTTGTTCAGGAGTAGCTTGATTAAAAAGCTGCGTAATCATGTAATTTTCGCTGGCGTGGCTAAACGACCTAGCAAACGCTGGCGAGTCTGTAACAAAAATAGCATTCGCCTGCTTAGGGCGAAATTCTTCAATATCCTGAGCCGTGCCGTGATACATCAGCTTCGGTGAGCCATCTGGATTGCGGACAACGGAGTTGCCGAACCATTTCTTGAATGCATCGGTGCCGACACGGTACAGGGGCTTGCCTTTAAACGCAGCAACACCTTCAGCTTTCGGGCCACCTGCAACAACAAACCGCTGTGCGTTAGCCAGCAGCTCACGAACTTCAGTGTCGGTTACTTTGCTTGGGTTAAACCCAAGGCGGCGGATGAATTGGCGGATTGCGTTAAAGATGCGCTGGATGGCGTTGTTATACACCCCAGCTTCTGCCATTTCAGCAAGCACTTCTTCGACGGCGGTGTGCTTATCCAAGCCTTCCGCTATTTTTGCTTTTGCTGCTTCGCGGACTTTAGCGTTGCCGTTGTAAATGTCATCCATCACTTTGCCGTAGGTATTGCCCAATATGGACTGAATACCAAAGTGGCCTAACGCTTCGTGGGTTAGCGTCAGCACCGCTTCTTTTACGTTCGGGATGTTGTCAGCAATTAAATAGACGGTCTGCGTGTTCGGGTCATACACCCCCGGTGCGCTAAGTGCATTGTCCCTGAGCATCTGTTGCAGCAACTGTGGCGGCAGCTCTTGGATGTCCTGAACAACTTCAGTCTTGGGTGCGTTCTTCCAGCGGGCGATGATGCCGTTGACAACCTTCTCAACCGCAGACTTGGGCATGCCCTCATCGATTGGGTTCTCTGGCGTACGATATAGCGCCCGTTTAGTTTCCTCGGCAATACCCTCTTCTTCCTTACGAGCAGCCATCTGCGTTTTTGCAGCAACAGCGGACGGGGTGCCGGGTACAGTCTTGGTAACTTCTCTAGTTACTTCTGGCGCAGCTTGGCGAGTCAGATCACCAGCTTTTACTGCTTTACCACGCACGAAGTCCATGACAGCGTTCTGATTGTCAGGGACGATGAACAGTTTTGCACCGTCCATCTGCTTCTCGTAGTTATCTAGCAGGAACTTGTACGTCGTCTTGTCTACATTGATGCAACCGAAAGAGTAGCGCGAGTCTTCTGGGCTATCTTTAGCCAGCGCCTTTTGTCGGGCTTGTGCATCCGACATCTTAGTGTAGACGGAATGGAATAGCGTGATGGAATATTCACCATCAATTGCTTTATCCAAAACGAATACTTTGCCAAAGTCATAATCACCAGCGGTCACCGCTTCGCCTTTGCTACGGGTCGCGTCACGCAGGCCCATAGTGAACAAACCAGCAGGAGTAAGGCGGTTAGCTTTTACATCCGTGTTGCCCTTGTAGTAATCCCCGGTCTGCAAACCAAGCAGTACCTTCTTATCAAGGATAGGTTGCCCATTAGCATCGAACACAAACACACGGGCGTTTGGCTTGTCGGTGAGAACGAACAGCTTATTGTTCTTCTGAAGGTCTGCTTGGATAGCAGGCATGATGTTGGCATACGCTTGTTGCGCAGCGGGGGACATCCGCGCCTTTACTGCTTCTGGCACCTGAGCAAGAACCTGCTCAACTGTGGTTACGTTCTTTGGAATCGCTACCTGATAGCCGGGGCCGATGTAGTTAGGGTTCAGAATGACGGCAGCAGCCAGCACAGAAGCATGCAATTTCTTGATGATGCTGCGGATTGCTTTGTCAATCGCCTGTGCGCCTTTGGTCGCAAACTTGACGATGTCTTCACGAACCTTGGCAAGGAACGCTGGGCTGTTTACCGGCTCGCCATAATGCTCGGCAAGCTTTTGCTGTTCAGGCGATGAAAGTTGTAAAACAGCAGGTGCAACGGTCTCTTCGTCGATTACACGGAACTGCCCTTCAATCACGTTGCTTAAATCTTCAAGCGCGACTGAATTATCGTATGGGTCGGCTACGTTACGAACAAAATCCACCGCTTCTTTGCGGGTGTAGCCATTAAACACAAGTTGCGAAATAGCATTGTCTGCACTGACTCGATTTTCTGCTAGTGCGGGAACGCCAGCAGCTTCAGCAGTAGTCGGTGCTTGTATTTCTTGGGCAGTGGGAGGTTGTACAGGAAACGGTACATCCGGAGCAGCAGGTTGTTCAGTAGGGGTCGCACTTGGAGGCACCGTTAATGCAGTTGACTGTACTCCCGCTCCGACATCAGGCTGTTGAGCAGCCCCTCCAGTAACATCCACTCCACCGGGGAGAGGTGCTGTAATTCCTCCGGGGGGTGCGGCTCCGCGTTCGCCAGCCATTGCAGTGCTAGGCTCAGCTGCTGGTTCGACAAGCTCTGTAGGTTGGATGACATCGGTTGCCTCCTTTGCTTTTTTAGCACGTGGCTTTCTTGGTGGGCGCAGATCAAGTTCACCTTGCTCCATGAACACCGGGCTGCTCAAAAAGCTGTTAACCCCTTCGATCAGCTTGGGGCTACGGTTAGGGTTGTTAGCAAAATCAGTCAGCACTTCTTGAACTTCGGCGCGTTGGGCGGGATCAGCCAAGTCCTTGCCCATAATAGCTTCACGCAGTCTCTTATTAGTCTTGCCGATACCCATCGCCTTGAAGTCAGCTTCGGTAACCGGGCGAGTTTCAACCGCCTCCTCCATCGCAGGTGCAGGTTGAATGTACTGTGGACCAAGACGGAACCCCGGCTCTTCTTCAGGAACTACTAGTTCAGGTGCTGGCTGCGACTCAAACAGTGCGCGTTGCTCGCGCTCGTTCATCTGTAAGAACGCACGGTCAGCGTCTGTAATTGCCTGACCGGCACTCAGTCTGCTTTGGATGTCCTGTATGCGCTGTTGCCTGAAAAACTCTGTCTGTTCAGGTGTGATACCTGCGGGGGCAGCAGGCGTTTCTCCAAGCACAACACCTTCACCTGTGCGCTGGCGCGGCATGACAGGAGCTTCAAAGTCCAGCCCCATCTGCCCCGGTTCTGGTGCAGCACCCGCACGTTCTGCACCTTCCAAACCTTTAGATAGTTGCTTGATCTGTTTTTCCAGACCGGCACGGGCAGTGTTTAGCTCGTTTGCTTGGTTGAGGATAGCGGTCTTTTGTTCATCAGAAGCTGCGGTCTCGAACTGCCCTTTCAGGCGGTCAACTTCACGCATCAGCACATCATGCTGATCCCGCAACTCAGTAATCTGGAACAGCCGATTCTGACGTTCAGCTTCTTTCTCTTCAGCTTCACGGTATGGCTCTGGTGGTGCGCGGAACCCTTCGTATCCTTCACTCAGCTCAGGCACTTGCCCAAGCGGTAGTTGTTCTCCTTTTCCTGCGGTGTACGCGGCCTCTTTTCTAGCAGCCTCTCGATCTTCTGCTGCGTATTTTTCCCGCGCAACCGATCTTTCTAACGCACGTCCGGGTATAGAAATACCCCCGCCGAGGATGGCACCACCAATAAAGTTGTCGAAGTATTCTTTACGTGCCTGCGCATCTGTTAACTGAAGGCCCGCTTGCGCACGCTCGAACACCTGCTGCGCGGCTTCTGTAAGTCCTTCGGTGCCCATCGCCTTTAGCGTAGATGGGCCGTAAGCTTTGACTGTATTTACAGTGGTGCCGATGATACCGTTGCGCACAATATGTGCAGCTTCTTCACGGGTAAGCTCTCTACCAGCCTGCTTAAAAATACGTTGAATGCCGGGGATGTATTTCAGACCAATTGTATCTAGCGCAGCTTGAGGTATGGACGCGCCAACCGCAGCCATCGCGTTCACGTCATTTGGCTTTATCCCTTCTTCTATTTGCCGAGAAATATTTGAACCAGTGAACTGCGCAGCCGATGTACCAAACGCAGCAAGTGCAGCAGAACCTATCCCGGCAACTGCAAGTTCAGGCGCGGCAACCGCAGCCGCAGCCCCCGCAGCAAGTGGTGCCCCCATGTAGGCAAGCGACTGCCCCGCCAATCCTTTTACGTACTCAAACGGGGCTTCAGTAAGTTCTGGCTGTTTGTAGATTTGTGCTGCTTTTTCTTTATATTCTTTACGTGCAGCTTCAGCACCTGCTACTCCAAGCGGAATACCAAGTGCCGCAACGTCCCCTTTTAGGCTTTCAAACCCACCTTTTAGTCCAGCAAAAAATCCAGTTTGCGGACCTTTCGCGCCCGGTGCCCCCATCAAATGCTGAATAAGCTCCGAGTCGTTATACCCAGCTTGGCGAGCGCCAGTAACATCAAATTTTTTCTGCTGCCCAAGATAGTCAACTACCTCTGGCAGAGTGTAACCAGCGCGGAGAGCACCTTCGACATCAAATGCCATAGTGTTACTCCTAAATTATCGCCCAAACGAAGATAGCGGGGGTCTATTACTTGGCGGTGCTGTTTGTGGCGCTGGGCCCTGTCCGGTAGGAGCATTCCTCATAAACTGCTCTGCTAACCGCTGTGCATACGCCATAGCATCTTGTTGTAGTAGTTGTGGACTGTTAAGGTACACGGATTTATCCCCGTTATTTTTAATAAACGAGTCCGCCGCCTCAATCAAAGTACGTGCACGGCGCTCATCAAGTTGCCCTAACCGAAGTGCATTTGTATAGGCACTTTGAACTCGTGCCGACAGATCGGCTTTATATTTTTCCATCTCGAGTTGGGCTTGCGACGTAGTTGCGGATTGCCGAGTTTGGTACAGATCAACATCTCGCTTAGTCTCAGCAGAGAATACTTGTGAAGAAACTAGCGCACTAGTCTTATTCAAGTCATTCTGCGCTTTTGCTTTTTCCATCTTGGCGGCTTCAAATCTATCTTTCGCAGCATCCCGACGAGCAATGTCTTTCTCAGCACCGGTTTGTTTAGCCTGCTGATCCGCCATACGAAGTGTTTCAATCCGCTCATCGTATTTTTCTTCCGCAGCCCGTAGGTCTTTTACGTCCTGCTTGTAAGCGGTAAGCGCAGAACGACCTGCTTCGCTCAAAGCTTGGAACTCTTGCCCCCGCCGTGCGCCCATCACGCCAAGACCTGCCATCATGAGAGCTTCGCCTTTAGCTTCACCTTTGCGCTTCTCAAGCTTACCTTTTCTACCTTCGACATCGGTAATCATCTTGGAGATTAAATTAGGATCAACCCCCTGCGATCTCAGGTAGTCAGCACGCTCTCTTCCGTAATCAGCAAGTTCTTTAGGGGCTTCACCTTCATAAAACTCCCCAGCTATTTTTATCGCGTTGGGGTTAAACGGTTTAAATGTAGGTGCGTCTAACAATATAGATTTACTTTGCGCTGGGGCGGGTGCGGATGGCCCTCTACGTCCAGCAGTCGGAACTGAAGGTGGTGGGGGTTGTTGGTTATCTCCAGCAGGGAGAGCATTGCTCACATTAGTAAATGTAGCTGCGCCACGAGCGCCTTCACTAGGATAGCTTTGAGACAAACGCTCAGTCAAAACTTTACGCCCTTGCTCAAGACGTTGGCGTTCCGCACTTGATATGCTCGGGTCCATTAACCGCTGCTCAATATTTTGCAGCTCCTTATTGCTCCGCATCGCTGGGCTTTCTTGGAACGGTAGCGTATTCCGCTGAAATGCGCCAAGGAAAGAATTTTCTGGGAACATAAACCCACGCTCAAACAACCCCGGTTTATACCTGACAAGGCTTTCATCTTCCCCGGCGTATCCCGGCACATCGCCGCCATCACCAAACGCAACGATGCCACCACCAGCATACTCACCTACGCCACCAGCGGATAAATTAAGTAGCCCACCTTCAGCCGCTTCCATCATTAGTGGAGGAGCCGGAGGAGTGCCGATACCGGGAGAAGAGCGTAACTGTGGGGTTATGTTTTGTGGCCCAACTGCCAGTGTAGGCAGTCCAAGCACGTCTTGCGCGGCAGTAGTTTGCGGGGGTTTTGTATCTTGCTTAGCAATACGGTCACGCATCATGCCCGCCATCATTGCCTTTTGTGGCTCAAGCATGCCCAACTGCACCATGCGCCCAAGCTCTTCTTTGGAGTACTTAATGGCTAAGTCTTTAATTTCTTGCAGTTGTCTTTGCATGATTTACCCCTGCGCCAACTTGTTAGCAGCAATACTTGCGAGACCGCCCGGCACAACACCACCTTTAGCACCAAATAGCCCAGCCTGTTTTGCGCCAAGATATGTAAGCCCCGCCCCTCCTAGCTGCCCAAGCATAGACGGAGGTTGTTGATACATCGTTTGCGAGTACTGAGCCAACGGCAGACCACGTAGCATATCTGACATGAATGCCACTTGCTGGTATGGGTGTTGTCGTTGGTTTTGGAAGTCTTGGTACGCTTGGCTAAGTCTTTGTTGCTCAAGTTCACGTTGCTGCGCACCTGCTGCCATTTGCCCTTGCAGGATATCTTTCTGCTGCCCGAATTCCGCCTGCCCTAATTGACCTAATGCGCCTGCGGCTTGTAGCCCAGCAGCCGTACCACGCAAACCTAAATCAGCGCCGAACTGCTGCGCTTGACGAGCCTGTTCAAACGCGGTCTGCATCCCCCGCCCATAAATGTCTGCTTGTTGTTGCCCAAGATTACGTTGGCGCTCTGCTTCAATTAATGCGGACCTTGAACCACCAAATGCGCCGCGCTGAACCGCTTGGGCTTGATTCATTTGGCCTTCCATAGCTGAACGACGCGCAGCCTCACGCATTTGCGGCTCAAGCGCAAGATTCATATAAGGCGACATATACGCACCCATCGCACCCGGCGACGTAGCTTGCTGTGCATATTGCTGACCTGCACCAAGACCTTGCAGCCCCGCGAGGCCCGCCATCTGCGTACCGGTACCAAGCTGCGACGCAGTTTGCATATTTTGAACACCCTGAAAAGCTTGCTGTTGCATGGGTGTAAAACCAGCAATTCGTTCGCCGCCGTAAGCTTGATAGGGAGTCTCCGTTAACGCCTCGGTTTTACCAAGCATTCTTTCGACATACGGCTTGGCATACTCGGGGATGGTGGTCGTAGTCTGGGTAGTGTTAGTAGGCTGCGAAGGCGGGCCACCACCGTGCAACTTAATCTTGCCACCTTCTTTTTTGAATGCATCAGCAGGCAAGTCAGGTATGCCTAGCAACGCCATCGAACGATCATTGAATCTCATAGTTTTGCTCCTGCAACCCGGTACTTTTCTTTAAGCCCGAACCGCTCCCATAGTCTTGCTGCCGATTCACGAGACGCACCTTCGATGTAAGTTGCGCCAAATGCTTTTAACAAATCAGAAAATTGCGTGTAAGTTTCTTGGCCTGTAATTAACCTGCCACCCATCGTTACAACAAAAGCGACTCTATCGTTCGGACGGTTGTAAAACATTACTGTTGCAGCGCCGTGAACATTACCCACATCATCTAGGGCAACTATCAATGTCCAAGTGCCGTTTGTTACATATACTTTAGCGTGCTCTACGTTGTAGTCGTCTTGATACGCCAAGGCCGCTTCGATGAATTTCTCCACCTGCGGCCATATTTGATTCACATAATTAATGTCTACGTGCTGAATTCTCATGCAGGCAAATGTTTATCCGCTCTAGTATTTGTTGCAACTCGATTCTTACCAACTGTCTTACGCCGCGCTTTCTGCACTCGATCCATCATGGCGTAAAGTTTACGAGCGCCAGCTTCAGTTGACCCATTACCTAGTTCAGACACGATGCGGGCGGGCACTACAAACTCACCATCAGCGAGACGAGCAGGTTGACGGTTGCCAATAACAGCAGGGATAGAATCAGAAACTCCATCACCGGGCCCTTTCAACAAACGACCACCATCGGAATAGCCACCAAGATCAGACAAGCCGCCCATAGCAAACTTCTGTTCCCCAGTGTATGCACCTACTGCTGGGCCTTCACCGGGGGATATAACATTAACCGCCTCTGGACGCTGCACCATTGGGTTGCTATATAGCGCCGTTTGCAGCCCTGCTTGCGGGTACATCATATTGCCACCTACGGAGTTTTGCGCAGACATCGTCTCAACTGGGCCGCCAACTGCTAACCCCATAATCCCGCCTTCGGCTGCTTTTTTGTATTCCGGCCCCGGTGCAGCGTATGGTTTTTGTGCGGTGAATGTATCGTTGAAATAAAGTCGTTCAGCACTCGAACCCGGCGCTGCTGAATAGATGGGTGCACCCATATCAAACACGCCCGGACGGGTTTCTCGAGTAAATGTATATGGGCGAATTAACCCCGGCGACCCTTCTGGTGGTTTCTCTTCGTCAGGTTTTAGCGCGTTGTATGCCATGTACGCCGCCCCTGCTGTTGCCATCGGGTGCTCTTTAGCGTAATCAATTGCCGCATCTACGCTTGGGTCTTTTACTAAATTACCAAGATTTTGCAGGAAGTTCTGCCCTTTTATGATGGGTGATGCTGGGGTGTAGGGCGCTGGACCTGCTGCCAACCCCGGAGAAGCTTTTGCTGCCCCACCAGCTACGTTCTCCGTAATTGCCTCTAGCATCTTGGCTTGGGTGTTTGCAAGGTTTGCATCCGCCGCAGCTTTATTTAGCGCCGTATTTATTGTTTGTGTAGTACCGCCACCTATCACATTAGCCTTCGCTGCTTGCGCTAATGGGGCATTAAACGCGCTAGGGGAAAGAGAACCAAGACCGCCCGCCACATTTTGGTTAATAGCGTTCAACATACTACCCTGCATATTGGCAAGGTTTGTACTAGCGGCGAGTTGGTTTGCTCCAAATAACGGGTTTGCGCCTGCGGCTTGTAGAAGGGGTGTCGAAGCAGCAGGGATTGTTTGCACAGCACCGGCAAGTGACGGGACTGCACCTGTGATGCCTGAACCAAGTCCCGGTATGACTGTGCCAGCAGGAAGTCCGCCCAAAGCAGGTGCAGCGTTAGCAAAAATACTACCTAAACCTGTCGCAGCACTTTTAGCTGCAACGGTGGGGATGACGGTACCTGCTGACAAACCACCCAACGCAGGGGCAGCAGCACTGAAAATACCCGGAGCAGCAGCACCTAACCCAGCTGCCGTTGTAGCCGCAGGAGCTGCCGCCAGCAAACTCGCACTAGCAGGCAACGTAGAAGCCATACCCCCGAGGGCATTTAGACCAAGCCCCCCAAGAACCCCTGAACTCGCTGCGCCTGTTCCCAGAATAGTACCTGCGGATAAACCCGTAGCAAGGGCACCGCCCGTGGCAGCAGCACCGGCAGCAGTGCCGCCAGCAGCAGCAAGAGGGGCTAAAAAGGCCATGATTTCACCTCAATGTCAATTGCAAGAAGTTTAGCACTTCAGCACGCTAATTACCCAACTTTCCAATCGGTTCCGTCAGAATAAACCGGCACTTTTGTGCTGCCCCCTCCAGCCACTGTGGTGCCAAATGTTGATACCGACGAGTCAATAACAAACGCTCTTGCTCCTGCACCAAGCGCAGCCGCTCCGGGTAGTGTTGCTACTGTGAAAACGCCACTCAAACAAAACTGCGCGGCAATATTGTCAACCGTAGCGAAGTACTGGCGCAGAATATTGTTGAGAGTATCGTGGTATGCGCGGTCATACTGAACTGGCGCAAACGGCAACAGCGGTGTGCTGGTAAGTGCTATGGTTTTTAAGCGGGTTGTCATTTATTGTCGTCCGTCTGGTCGAACATCGATACGGGGTACGCCTAGTTGCCACTGTGTGCCAAGCGTATCTGAACTAACCTTAAACGCCATCTGTCGCCCACGAATCCTGCTGTACACAATCTCGGTAAATTCCTGCACGGTGTAGGTTGTCTGACCAGCGTAGCTCTGCGCTGATTTGACTGTTGGCGATGGAGATACACCATACCCTGATCCCGGGTTCTGCCGAGGACGTACCGTAAACTGGACTGCTGGATTTACTGTTGTGGAGCCTGTGGTGTTAGAACCATCAAAGGTAATGTCGGGGATGATCCGCCACACAAACCCATAGTTATGCCCGTCGTTAATATCAAAGTCGGATGACTGCACGTACGCATTGATCGGGCTTGGTGGGTTTGTAGTGCCGTCATCAATCGCCGCCTCGTGGTACACCATCAAGTTCTTACCTGTAGTCGCAACAGGGAACTGCCGCAGCGGGGAGTCAAGCCATGCCGTGCGATCCATTGAGCCGTAATACCAAACACGGTCAAGGTAGTTGAAAATTACATAGCGGTCAATGATGTCTGAATTAGCAGAACAGTAGAACCACCAGACCTCTGAGTACCCCTCGTTGGTGCCCGCCTGAATTTGCGCAAACTGATTGCGGTTAATATCGTTGTAGATATACGTGCGCACCGAGCATGGCAACGTCTCAACCCGACCAGAGTAGATATAAAACTTGTCCACCCCCATCCAGTACACAACGCCAGACGCGGTTGCCATAGCGTTGGGCGAAGCGATTGAAATGTTGTCAGCGAGTAGTGTGATCTGCCAAACCAGCGGCGGGCCAATATACTGCATGGCGTAGATAGCCGCATCTGTCCAGACGTTAATTTCCTGTCGGGTTTGCAATGCCCCAACGATCTGTGAACCATGCGATAGCCGCTGATCACCTGCTTGGTTGGTAGCTTGCGGCTCCCAAACTGTATAGCTTTCTTGCGCAGACCAACGAATCTGCATCGGATCAAGCTCAGTCGTTGCGTACGTACCGCTCGGGTCGTTACAACCAAAACAAATGACGATCCGCGACTGATCCGATACAAGGATTTCATTGATGAGAGACGGCGTATATGTGCCGGATACAACGGTGCCGCGAGTGCCGTAGGCAGGAGTTGAGCCTGAACCCGGTGCCCACTCATATAAAGAGCCGCCACGCGGGTTAAACAGCAGAATTTCACCAAAGTTAGATTGACTCCAAAGCCGCAGCTGTAAGCCAAAACCGGTGGTAAACCCAGAACCCCACGTACCACGCGACCATGATCCTGTACCCCAACCAGTACCTATGGTGTATATGGGGTAGCCTGTATTGATCTGATACGCAGCGTCAGTCGCCGATCCTCCAGTACCCGAATCAGACGCATTGGAAAAAACAGTAAAGTACAGTGCCTGAAGCCCGGTGCCTTCGCTAGTTAACGTAATTGGTGCGCCGCCACTTGTCAGCGACAGTTGGCAAGTATTACCAGCAACATTCACCAAGTAATACGTAACGGCGTAGTTCAATCCACCCGGAGCGCCAGCGCCTCCACCAATTACCAGCGCGACAGTATCGCCGTTAGCCATCACGGTACCGACTGGCAGTGAGATAGTGGACGTTGTTGTGTTTACCGTGAAGTTAAGCCCAGCGACAGACGTGCCCGCTGCACGGGCCACAATCGTATATACCGTCCCAGATGTAACGGACTGTATTTGATACTCTTGGTCAAGAATAGTGTTAGTTATATTCCCGCCGAGACTTGCCGAGTTTGAAAATGTGACAAAGTCGCCAGCTTGCAAACTAGACGCACTAGAGTCAGTAACGGTAATAAACGGAGAAAAAGGTGAAGACGTAACCGCTGCAAAAGTAGTTGAATTTAAGTTAGTCACACGAATAGGTGTGATGTCGTAGTACACGCCACCGTTCTCAACATAAAACTTTGCATTAGTGCCAACGCCCATCAGGTTAAAACCTTTGAGCGTTACCCAGTTCCACAATGAGCGGCAGTAACCAAGAAAGGTAGTGTAAGTTTCAACCGCCCATCCACCTATCTTTTCAGGGAAGCCCGAACGAAAGCGAACCTTATCGCAGTCATACCAACCACCTTCGTTGGCAAGCGTAGTCCCTTCACGGTTTACGCCGGGGCGAAATTGTAGTTTCTGTAGGGGCACGGCGGCTCCTTACGTCTTGATGATGAAGTTGATGCCGAGATATGGAGGCATGTTTGCGTTAGTGCCGGATGAACCTTCTGTGCTGTTAGATACAGAAATCCCAGTGCCCACGGTTGTAGTTGCCTGTGTTTTGTTTGTCGCATCCTGTCGATCACCACCGCCCCAAGCAGGGTTTGTATTGCCAGCGTTAGAGCCACGCCAGACATTTAACGTCATGCTATGCGAGTGCCCCGGATCAGTGACCGTTGCTGTGTGGGTGTGGCTTACAACAATCGCGTCTTTGGAGCCGCCTGTAGCGCCGATTGAAGCAGCGATAGTGTTTGCCCCAATAGGCATCCTGTCCCGATAGTCGGGTAAATTAAAGGTTGTAGTCGTGTCTCCTGCGCCAAACGTCGTACCAATCACAGCAAACAAAGCTGCATAGGTGGTGCGAGATACCGCCGCACCGTTACATAACAGCCATCCAGTAGGCGCGGTACCAGTGGACCACATAGTAAGTACCCCAGTAGGAACACCACTAGCAACCGCTGAGTCTACGTATTGTTTGGGAGCCGCTTGTAATGCGAGTGTTGGATTAGCATTAAGCGTTACCGTGCTGCCAAATGTAGCTGCACCAGAAAAAGTAGTTGCCCCGCCAACACTAAAACCGCCTACAACCTGATTTAATTGTTCAACGATATTTGTGCCGTCCGAGCGCAAAAGAACCGATTTGCCTGCGGGAACCGCAACACCCGTACCCGCTGCCGTAGTATTGCCAAGAACTGTAGAGCAGTAGACTGTAGCCGTATAGGTAGAGTCTGTATTACGTACAACGTACAACTTAGTAACCGGGGGTACATAAACATTAAAGTTAGCGGGAGAACCCCATGCACCTATTGAGAGGTCTATCGCAGCACACCGTGCTTCATCCGCCGATCCGTTTGATGCAGTTAAAGCTTGATTAGCAGAGGTAACTGAAACTGAAGCCCGTCCAGCAATAGCATCTTCAATCAGCGTGCCAAGATTAGTGTTGGTCGTAGTTCCCCACGTACCTGACTGTTCGCCGTTGGCAATGAGTTCGATCCGTAGATCGGGAGAGTATGTACTAGGCATCGCTATTCCTTACTTTTGCCTGACGGCGTTGTATTGTTTAAGGCAGGTTTTAAGCTCTGATTGGAGTTCTGCTGCGAGGGCAGATTCCCCTGCAAAAGCTTCTGCGTGTTCCCTATAAAGTCGTGCTCCAGTACACCATCCCGAGGCATCGGTAAGTCCGGCAGTACTGGACATGGCACCATCTTGGGCGGGGCGCTCCGGCCTGTCGCGCAAGCTGTTAGTAAGAGCGGTAGCGCGAGCATTAATATTCCTGATTTCCGCATCTTTCTCTCTCCGTAGCTTGTCCGCCGCCTGTTGCATTTCTTGCTCACGTTGTCGGGCTTCTTCCTGCCCCTTGGCGTAAGCGGCGTACTGCTCAGCCTTCTCTTTATCCCACGCCTGCTGCACCTCGGCTTTGCCCGCAGAATTGCCTTTATAATACCCGCCCCCAGCCGCACCGGCAATCGCCAGTACGAGCGTCAACAGCACCCACGGGTTGAAAAACGCAGTCACTTAGTAGGCACCTTGGTAGCGTCTAATTTCTTGTGGACTCGGACTTCTCTACAGACCTGCACTTCCTTACCCTTCTTGTCCTTCTGGGCGTTGCAGACCTTCTTGGTCTCGGCAGCGTGAATCTGGAAAGCCAAGACAGCACTTAGTAAAACAGTAACAGCCATGCGTAGGTAGATAAACATTACGAAATCTCCGGGTGAGGTGGTTGCACTGGGGCTGGTTTGCCGCCATAGCCTGTGGCTACAGACGGCGCTGAACTGATAGGGTCGATGGTTGGCTCCATACGCACGGGTGTTTGCGTAGGTGCAGGTGCCTTGGGGGCGGGTGGCGTCGGCTTATCGTCACGCTCTTCTTTGGTAGACAGGCCGGGCGGTACAAACTGCTGGAGCGCATCTTTGCCCTTAACCGCCAACAACGTAGCCAGTGAGCCAAGAATATATTTGCTCATGTCTGACAGGATCAGGAAGAACTGCTTGTCCGCTGGGGCCATTCCGCTCATCGGTTGCTCGACGAATACGACTGAATACAAGCTCACACCCACCATGATAATCACGGTGCAGCAGAACGTAACCGCGATACAGAACTTAATTACTGCATCGTGTTGTTCCTGCGTCATTGCAAGGAACTGGCTTATTAGTTTTAGCGGGTTCATTGGGTTCCTCTTTCAGCATTTCCGGTTTGAGCAACTGATCCGGGCAGGTTCCTGTTACAGCACATTGTGGGCGTTGGCATCGCGGTTTGTCCCAGTTTTCGGGGTTCTGACAAAAGTACCGAACCCGCTCACACCCACTAAGCCAAACGACTGCCAGTATCAAGCATAGCCAACGCAATTTCATAGTGATGCTCCCTATCTGCCAATCCAATATAGCCACCGTTAATCGCACGGGTTAAGCCTTTGAAGTCGTTGCCATCCACAAACTTATTCAACTTGTTCGTCTCCCAGAACCAGCACGCGCTCTGGGCTGCGCCCTCGAAGGTCTCCAAGTATTCAGCCGCTTCTTCTGGCGTGATTTCCAACGACGCTGCGAACCAAAAATAGTTGTCCTTGCCAGTTAGCTGCAAAATCCCTCTTCCCCGGTAGGCAAAGCCCTCGGCAGACGCCTCATCCCCATTACCCATCCTGTTAGCGTATACCCGGCTGGCGATCTTCTTAGGGTTACGTTCGTACTGCTTGGCAAGCTCAAGAGTCGGGAAGTACTTCGGGAACACGCGCATGAGCCCTGACGCTGAGTAGTTCAGGTTCTCAGTCACAAACACAAAGCCGCCTGACTCGTGTCCACACTGTGCCAAGAAAGCCGCAACGCGCTTCGGGGTGTTGACCTGATACTCATCTAGGAGAGACTTGCCACCAAACTCAGTCTGCGGGCCGAACAGCGTGTCGTACCACTGCTGGGCATACTTAGTATGCGGGGCGAACTTCTTGAACTGTGCCAACGTAATCATCTGTCGTACATCCTCTCAATCAGTATCTCTTTGCGCAGTTCCCGCATCTTTCTTACCTCATGCACCGCCGCTTGGGTTGCGTAGTACATGTCGTAGTACATAAACGCCAAGACCGGCATCACAATAAAGAACATCAGCACCACTGCCAGCACGACAGTAATCAGTGACCAAGGGACGTTCTCGTAATCATGCTTCTTGTCGTTAGCCACATTAGACCCACCGCCCATACTATTACGAAGAGTACTGCCGAAACCCACATTGCCTTTGCCCTGATTTCCGCTATTCTTTTTCTGCGTCGCCATGTTGCTATCTGTGCCAGTCTAAGTTCCTCTGCGTGGGCTATCTCCTGCTCGGCAATGATCTCCTGCCGCATCTCATCAAACTTGCTCCACAGCGCACCCAACTCCGGTGGGGCTTTGTACACCATAGTCTCTCTGACCTCGGCCCATATCGCATCCAGCCTTGAGTTGATCAGTATCCGGCGCAACGCCCGCTTACCTATGCTGTCGTCCCCCTTGTATACCGTCTTTGCTTCTAACTGCTCCTTCAACAACAGCTTGGCAATCTCGTCATGCGTATCCATCAAAGCGCCTAACTGAGTGCCGATGTCGGTGAATACGTCGTTCGGATCAGCCTTTGCTATCTGTTGAACTCGTTCAACCTCCGCCAGATATTGCTGCTTTTGAGTTGTTGTCGGGTTGGTTAGGTTGTCGTATTGCGCCTTTAAGTCTTTCAGTACATCGCTAACATCCCCCGCCGCGCCCTTGATGTCTTTGTAAAGTTTGCAACCAGCCTTTACTGCGGCGACAGCGGCATTTGCAGCGGCGAGTAGCGTTAACGGGTCAATTTATACCTCCGGTTTTGGGTACTTTGCTTTCACCGCCAGACAGTCCGCTATGTACTTAGCTATTTGCACCTGATCACCTTTTACAACCCCATCAAGATAATCCGCCATTGGTGGGTATTCCATAGCCCGCTTCTCAGCGTATGTCCATTCTAGCTCTGGTTCTGGCTCGGATTCTGGGTCTGACGGCGGGTCTTCAAACACCCATTCACCATTCCATTTTGCTAACTTGCCTTCAGGTATATCTGGGATAGAGGCATCAATCGTCCCAGCGGGGTATAAATAAACGCCCGGCTCTAATGGAGATTCATCGGCGACTGTCACCCCAAAAAAATAACCATCTTCATCTAGCTGAATTACTTGTTTCATAATCTACCCTAAAATTTAATACACGCTAACAAAGCCACGTTAGTTGGTCGAGATTCGCTCCCTGAAGGGCTACTATTACCTTGGTTCGCATCGCCAGTTGCTATACCCGAAAGGTTAGGTTTGAAGTTATTAATATTTATTGGGTTGTAGTTCCCGGATATAAAGTTTGAAGCGGATAAGTTTTGGGTTCTACTGGCGCTATTAATAACATAATGTCTATGCGACGTAATACCAGCACCCTGATTAGACCCAAACCCGCGCCCCGGATCAAGTCCACGTCCATCGTCCCACGAACGTATAAATCGCGCCCTAAGATCAGGTACATTAAAACTACTACCTCCACCACCGAATGTATAACCAATAGCAGCAAATAAATTAGGATAAGTAGCTGTTGAAAGTGAAGCCCCGTTTGCCTTCAGATAACCCGTGGGGGGTGTACTCGCCGCGTAGAAAATAACATCCCCAGTTGAAACCGAAAAATTAGCACTATTCGCCCATATAGGCGCACCTGCGCCCCCAGAGGTAAGTATTTGCCCAGACGTACCAGCAGCTAACAACGAAAATACATTTGTACCTGACGCATACAATAATTGCCCCGTAGATGCCCCAAGCCCAAACGTATCTATAGTTGATCCATCTACACTCACCGAACGTGCTGCGGTATAGGTTACAAATACATCTTTAGTGCCGCTGGAAAAATTTGTCTTAGTCGGCGCACCTGCACTTGAAGCTAATACCGTGTCACGAGAAAGTGTTGTACCAGAAGCGGTGTACGTACCAATACCTACTTCCCACTCCGACGTACCCTGCCCAGCTATACAATAATAGGTGGTGTTGCCATCACCGATAACAGTAAAAGACTGAAAGCCCGTAACTGCGCCAAGAAGCGTAACGGCCCCTGTACCTGTAGTGGTAGTAGTTTCTTTTACACGATCCGTTAGTACTAAAGGCATCTTTATATATAGTTAAAATTTAATACATGCAAGTAAAGCGGTGTTTAATGGTCTAGTTTCGCTAGTTCCAAAAGCACTACTAAGACCATAGTTAGCATCGCCGGTAGCTACGCCCGAAAGGTTTGCTCTAGTGTTATCTCTATTACCGGGGTTATAGTCCCCAGACCAAGCATTTATATCACTTAAGTTCTGGGTTCTACCGGCGCTATTAACTGCATAATGGCGGTGAGCTAAAAAATCACTACCCTGATTAGAACCAAACCCACGACCGGGGTCTAGCCCGCGCCCATCATCCCAACCACGTATAAACTGCCCTCTAAGATCAGGTACATTAAAACTACCGCCCCCACCGCCAAACGTATAACCAATAGCAGCAAATAAATCAGGATAAGTAGCTGTTGAAAGTGATGCTCCGTTTGCCTTCAAATACCCTGTTGGAGGTGTGCTAACTGCGCTGTATGTAATGCTGCCCGCAGGTACAACATATGATGAAGAAGTTATCCATGAAGGTGCACCCGCCCCGCCAGAAGTAAATATTTGCCCTAACGCCCCAGCAGCTAACAACGAAAATACATCCGTACCAGAGGCATATAGCAGTTGACCCGCAGATGCTCCGAGCCCAAACGTATCTATAGTTGACCCATCTACATTTACTGAACGGGTAGCTGTATAAGATACGAATACGTCTTTAGTTCCGCCAGAAAAATTTGTCTTAGTCGGCGCTCCCGCGCTAGATGCTAATACAGTATCACGAGACAACGTAGTTCCAGAAGCTGTGTAAGTACCAATACCTACTTCCCATTCATTAGTACCTTGACCTGCTATGCAATAGTAGGTGGTGTTGCCATCGCCAATTACCGCAAAAGATTGAAACCCTAAGACCGCACCAGCAAGCGTAACAGTACCAGTACCAGTTGTAATGGTAGTTTCTTTTATGCGATCTGCTAGTACTAAAGGCATATTTATCTACTGTTAAAATTTAATACACGCAAGTAAAGCTACGTTAGTTGGCCGAGACTCACCACCGCCTGCGGAACTCATTAGACCAAAGTTTGGAGTACCAACTACGCCCGCGAGAACAGGCTTAAAATTATCGTTATTTATCGGGTTATAAAACCCGGATAGAAAATTTGAAGCAGATAAATTCTGAGTTCGAGAGCCGTTGTTTACTACGTAGTGAAGGTGGAAAGCATTATCACCACCTTGGTTTGTTCCGAATCCCCGCCCCGAATCAATCCCCCGACCATCATCCCAAGTTCGTATAAATTGCCCCCTGAGATCGGGAACATTAAAACTAGCCCCACCCCCGCCGAACGTATAACCAATAGCGGAAAATAGATTGGAGTAAGTAGTTGTTGAAAGTGATGCTCCGTTTGCTTTTAAATAGCCAGCGGGCGGCGTACTAGCGGCAAAACACCAGACAGTCCCCGCAGGCACACCATACGATGAAGCATTAGCCCATGAAGGGGCTGCGGTCGAATTAGAAACTAAAAATTGCCCAGACGTGCCAGCAGCTAGTAGCGAGAATACATCTGTACCTGACGCGTATAGCAATTGACCAGCAGATGCTCCTAATCCAGCCGTATCTATGTTTGAGCCGTCAACATTTACGGAACGCGAAGCAGGGTAAGTTACAAATACGTCTTTAGTCCCACCTGAGAACGTAGTCTTAGTCGGCGCACCTGCACTCGATGCAAGTACGGTATCACGGGACAGTGTTGTACCGGAGGCTGTATAGGTGCCAATACCCACCTCCCACTCGTTAGTACCTTGACCTGCTATGCAATAGTAGGTGGTATTGCCATCACCAATAACAGAAAAAGACTGAAAGCCAGTTGAAGCACCGAGAAGCGTAACAGTGCCAGTACCATTAGTGGTAGTCGTTTCCTTAACACGATCCGCTAATACCAACGGCATTGTTTACCTCAAACTGTGTCTATTACTTGCCAGTCGCCGGGCTCGTCCGTATTTACCGCACTCCAACTCGGTGATGTGTCGGTGTCTATGTTTTGCCAATTGTTTGTCTGCTCTGTACCAATTAGCCCCCAGCCCGGAGTCGTAGTGCTATTTATATCTTGCCAGTCCGCGTTCTGTGCATCGTTAATTAATTCCCACAGGTACCGCGCAAAGTTTGAGTCGAAGAGTCTAGCTTGCTCTTGTACCGCCGCAAGTATGTTTGCTGTTGCTACTTGTATATTATTTAACTGTACATCCTCGTCAATATCTGCTGCAAAATCAGCTTGCGCGGCTTGAGCCGCACTTAAATTAGCTTCTTCTGCAACCGCGCTTACAAAATCAACTTGTGCTGCTTCTGTATCACTAAAGTCTGCTGTCTCGTCCTGCGTTGCGTTAACTGTGGCTATCGCGGCAGTAATCGCATCAAACTGAACCTCCTCGTCTATGTTAGCGCTAAAGTCCGCTTGCGCTGAAGCCGCTGCACTTGCGTTAACTTCTTCGTCTTGCGCTGCTACAAAGTCTGCTTGTGCTGCTTCGGTGCTACTTACATTTATTGACTCGCTACGCGCAGCAGAGGTGATCCGTAGGCCAGCAACTGTTGCGTCAAACTGAACGTCTTCATCTATATCTACGTTTAAGTTAACTTGCGTTGCAGCCGTTGCACTCGCATTAACTTCCTCCGCCTGCGCTGCTATAAAACTAGCCTGTACCGCAAAAGTTGCGCTTGTGTCTACTTCTTCTGCTATAGAGCCAAATGCGGTCTGTACGCCAGAAACCGTGCTAACCATCGCAACACGGTCTTCAACAACATTGATAAGTACCGAAGTTCCGATATTTAAATCATAAGCCGTTATTGCTTCGTCAATAGCCGCCGCACCTAAAATGTCTGCGTCTACGGCGCTACTGACATGCCCTTCTTCGGTTATTGCACCGTTTGCTGTTTGTGCGCCTGATACTACTGCATTAAACGACGCAGACTCTGCTAATGCGCTAACAAAATTAACTTGGCTAACATCTACCCAACTGAAATTTGCCGCTTCTGCTACTACAGCGCCAGCCGTCTGTAACCCTGATACGACCGCGTCAAACTGTGCGTCCTCATCAATCTGCCCATCAAACACTACTTGCGCTGAAAGCGCCGCACTTACGTTTATAGACTCAGCACTATCCGCAAATACAAACCGCTCGTCGTTAACTGCGTCTAATAAATTAACTGTTTCAGCTACTACTCCAACAGCGGTTTGCGCCCCGGATACAACAGCGTCAAACTGAGCATCTTCGTCAATCTGCCCGTCGAATACTACTTGCGCTGCAAATACTTCGCTTACATTAAGTGCTTCCGCTCTTGCCGCTACAAACGTAACAACACTGCTTTCTACCGAAGAACAGTTTACTGCTTCATCAACATTAACGTATAAGACTTGCCCGCCGGTTACGGGTAACGCGGAAAAAGGCGCTTCTGAGAGAGCCGAAAACCCAAACATGCGCCTTTACCCTTTTTACGCAGCAGTCAGTTCTGCCTCATCAAACCAACGAGAATGCGCCGCGCCATTAGTATCAGTCCATGAAATAAGGTACGAAAAATTACCATCCTCATCCATACGTAAAGCCTCAACCGGGCCTTGCGGCACTACCGCAATCAACTTAACAGTGTCGCCCTTTTTAAACATGGTAGCCATAGTTACTCCTTAATTAAACAGCGTCAGCCGAGAAGGTGTAAGTGACGTTCAGCGTATCGCCGCTTGCCACAAGTTTGTCACCGCCAGTGAAATCACCTTCCGAGAACAGGATGCCTGATGTACCCGACGCCACCGTCGCCAAGAATGCGCCCGCAACAGTTGTCGTGTTGTTGATGTTAAACACCGCAGGGCTACCAGAGTTATCGATCACAGACGGGTCAGCCAAGGTGGGCGTGCCAAACGTCACAGCCTTACGACTACCAGAATAGTTTGTATCTTCCGTCCAGCCAACGTGCGACGCTAGGGTATCTGTAGGATCGAACACCGTGCCCGAGCCGGGGCCAAGCACTAGGCCCAGATACCAAGCAGCGGTATAGCCCGACGCTTTGAAGTATTTGTTGTTCAGGTCTTGCAGACCTTCGTTAACGACGAGGTTGTGGAAATTGTCTTCCCACTTCTTTACACCGTCAGGGCCGAAGCACTCGACCTTAAATACACCACCTAGTTTTACGCGACCATCGCTAGTCGTGAGTGCGCCCACGCCAGCCTGAACAGTCTCACCCATTTGCGATTTTGCGATAGGCATGATTACACTCCTCAAGGAAAACGAATTAAAGCCGTCGTTGCCGTATTCGCTGGCATAGTGACGGTGTTGTTTGTCGAAGTAAACGTCTTGTCCGAACCAAAGTCCAGCACTGCTACGGTCTTGTTACTACGAGTGGTGTTGTAGATCAGCGCACCACGCGCTGTGAAGTTAGCACCGGGCCATGACACATCAGCAAAGTCCACATACACCGTGCCAGCGTTAGGGCCTGTAGTCTGGGTGCTAATAGTCACGCCCGTCATGGTCACGCCGCCCGCTGTATAACCTGTACCGGTCACTTCATTCGCCGTTGTGTACACAGTAGTCAACTGCCCAATATCAGAGAACGCCGTGTACAACGCCATCTTCAACGTGTCGGTCGCCAAGTTCTGCCCCGCTTGGAGCATCTCTTGTTTGAAGCTGTTTGTCAGTCCTTGCTGGATCACGGCATCACCTTAATCTTCGCCTGACCATCGCGGTACGCATCGCCACGCTCCAGACCTGTACCCAGACGATTGAGCTGACCCATAGCCTCTTGGTATTTCTTCTCGTACTGAGCCGTCATATCCTGCTCACCTTTCAAGAAGGTGTACGCCTCAACCAACGTGCCATATAACAGAACGGGCGAGTAGTTGTCGCCCAGCCACGTGCGCCCATCAGCAGCAGTCGTGATTGACTCAGGGTAGTAGTAATAATGCAGCTCGACGTTGTACAGGATGTCAGGGGTCGGGCCAAGAATAAAACTTAGCTCATCTGAAATAACGCTGGATGCAACGGTTGGGCCAAACAACGCGTAATACTTCGGAATCCCTGTGGTACTCGGATTTGGGTATGCAGCCCGGATGAAGTTCACATCTTTGTTCAGCAAGTACTCATAGTTGCCATCGCCATCGATTACTGCCATCGAGAAGACTGACAAGAAGTCAGTCGGGCAGGACAAGTATTGATTGCCGCCGGTGGTAACACCCGTGACGTTCTTGCGGAGCGCAGGAATCTGTACCGTGTTGTAAACGCGCTCTTCAGCTTGCTGGATAAACAGGTCAATCTGATCAGTACCATCAGACGTAATAAGTCCTG